GTGTTTGATGCTGAGTTCAATATCTGGCGCGAGGGTGACGGCGGAGCGATAAAACTTATTTACACGAAGATGAAAGATGGAGAGGAGTCGAAACAGGCCGCGTTCAATCTGCTCCTGGTGGAGTTGTTCACCAATCGTGATGGTGTACTAATTTCGTCGCTGGAGATGCATCATCTACCATGCGAGGCGCGGGAACCTGATCCGGAATTGGCTGATATCAAGCACCTTTCCGGTAACAATGCTGTACTCTGGCAGTCAATCCGTAGTCGGAAAGCCAAAAGGGAACCGTGTAATGTCTCTGTCATACGTGACGATATTACCGCCCTGTTTGGTGAGAACGGTCGCAAATGGTTTAAAATCTGGCTGGATAAGCTGGTTAGGAAAAATATTATCATTTATCTATGATTTCAAAGATATCATGATAATTTAACCCTAAAATGTGGTAAGAAGTACGACATATGCGCGAAATACTCATAAAGAATACACTTGCCGTACATTTTCATTCTATAAGCGAAGAAAGTCCGCGGATAACATTAACCACTCGCAAGTCCGCACCATTACTGGCTTTAATGGCTGCGCGGTGCATGTTGGAATGTGCGCCTCAGTGCGCGGATAAAAAGTGCGGTAAAAATGCGCTTTCAATGGTGAAATTGCTTTATAATAGGTATAAATCTATAACCCATCATTCAGGATTTTTATCCTTTTATTTTTAAATGGACATTTGGGGGAGTCATGGTAGGAAAAAGAAGATATATATCCGAATTCTCTGTTGGCATAACGTCAAAGGGATGGTTGATGTTTACTCCTGATCAACTTCATGCTAAAGGCAAGATGCAAAAGGACTTCCAGGATATTGCTGACAATAGCCATATATATCTTATTTGTAAAAGGCCAAAGGCTACATTTAGCAACGAGCAGCCAGTAATACAAGGTGGATTGGTTTCTGGTAAAGTAATTAGTCGCGTAGATGGGGAGGAGGTAGTTTCAGAGTATTCGTTCCCTTTTAGTTTTCAAGCAAACGAAGTATCTTTAAAAGTTGCTCCATATCCGCATCGTAAAATTCAGACCTTAAAATCTGATGGTTCGTGGGAAAGGTACTGGCCGAGTGATATGTTGGCGTTTCAAACTGGAAATGAAATCTTTCATAATTTTGAAGTTTTATATGTAGGTCAGGCATTTGCAGATGGGCGCAGAACAGCAATAGAACGTTTACGAAGTCATTCGACATTGCAGAAAATTCTCGCGGAAACAATGGATGAATATCCAGATGATCAGGTTTTTATTTTCAATTTGGTCTATGATGATTATATGCTTTTGACGTCATTTGACGGACGAGATAAAAATAGCATTGATGGGGATGAGGACAATGCCCGGCTAAAGAGCATCATTGACAACCATTTGTCTAAAAAGGAGGTGGTATGTTTAGCTGAAGCAGGTTTGATAAGATATTTCCAGCCCAAGTACAATGAGATTTACAGAGAGTCATTTCCAGCCTCAGATCAGAAAATACTTTCAGGTTGTTTTGATTTGGACTTTTCTGGTTTGACGGTAGAGCTAGAATTAAGTGAATCCCCTCTTAAATTATATTCAGAAAAAGTTAAATTAAAATACCATCATATAGCTGCATTTAATCTAGCTGATGAGGAAGAAAGATTGGGTTTCTTCAGCTTGAGTGATGGAAAAGAGGTTCGAAGCATCATTGACGATGTCATCAAGATGAAAAGATGAAAAATCAGGGCAGCCATGTGCCGACTTTTTTATCAGTTATCATGGTGATTCTACATCCTACAAAAAGGCCTTGTAACCTTCTTTTCAGAAATAAGTAATTAACAGACTTAATGAAGTAAAAACTGATTAAACGAGAAGCCAGGCAGGGTCTGGTATTTGTACCAGTATTTGTCATATCTAAAAACTGGTCAAATGATTTAATTAACCATTGAATGTGATCAATGCTGTATGTGCACTAAGCACACCAAGTACACCAAGTACACCAAGTACACCAAGTACATAAGGAGATGTGGACGTGACTAGACAAAAAGCAATGTCGACTTATATCGAAATCTTTTATAACAGTAAGCATCGACATGGTTCTAGCGATCAGATGTCACCGGCAGAATATGAAAACCACTATTATCAACGGCTCGGAAGTGTCAAGATTACCTGTGGCGATTCAGTTCACCCTGTTTTAAAAGCCCATAATAACAGTGAGTTAAGGGGTAAACACTTACTTGTTAAGTATTCACTGAGTATTCACCTGTTCACCTTTTGATTGTTTTTTGCTCTAAAGGGTGAAGGGTTGGGTGAACACTAGGGAATACCTGATAGTATAGTGTTCACCAGCTAACCGAATGAATTTATTGATGAAAGATAAAACGATGAACAGGTGAACACTTAAACGTATATTTTTTAATTTTGCAGCAATGAAAACAGCGCTGATGCCCCAGCTCCGATGACAGAGGCCACTGTATTATTCTCCAGAACTTTTAATAACAGTGACTTTGCTTCTTTATCTTCGCTATTTGCGATCTTCTCGACTAATTCCTGAACAGAAATTTGCATCAGCTGGTGATTATTATTGCCAATCTGGATCTGCGCATTGTTTAAGCCGGAAAAGTTCACGCTAGGGGCTTGGTGGTTTCGGATCTTTGAGGCTTTCAGCGTAACTATTTGTGCTTCAGAATCTATATAGGCTGACATGGCGGCTATATGTGAAGTCACGTCTCTTTTATCCGGAAAATTGATGCCGTCACCACGCAGATTGCGATCAACTTCAGCCATTTCTCCATAGACACGCCGGACTACACTATGCAGAAGGCATCTTGCTTCGTTAACGACCAACTCAGGCGATATTTCACATTCTGTGGCCAGCTTTCCTGCCTGCTCAAGTAATTTTACGCTCTCATCTTCAATGTAGGGTTCGATAAAACCACGCCAGAAAACTTCAACAGGAGAGCCTGAAAACGCAATTCCTTGATAACTGATTTTTGTCCCGTCGAAGCGCTCTATTTCAAATTTAGGACCAGCCGTCAGGAAAGCCCACCTAGTGACGAGCTTGATTAAACGGCTATCAGCAGCTTTTACCAGTTTTTCTAGCCTAGCAAAGACAATCGTTGGTTGATGACCAGGTAATCCTAAAATTTCCACGAGGGTTAACTCCGTTTACGAAAAGGTTCTCAATAAGGTTACGTAATAACTTTAAAAATTATTAATCTGTTATGGTGATAAAAAACAATTATCTTACCACTTTTAGTGCCCAATCATTGTGACCTGTTTACTTATACAGTAGAGGACACCATGAGTGACAGTAACGGTTTAAACACTGGCGAGACCAAAGGCGGCTCTGTGCATCTGGACGCGCAGACCGTTTTACGCCTTAAGCAATACCGTAACGATCATTTGAAAAATCTTCCTGGCCAGCCATTGCCCGGTGTGGCACAGGTAGTCCGGCACCTCGTCAATGCATGGCTTAATGAAAATGGCTTCGCTGTAACGGAAGGTGAAAAATGAAAGGCTGGTACGCCATTAAAGCGGCCAGCGATGGCACCAGTGCCAATATCAGCATCTACGAATAGATCGGCAGCTGGGGTACTACGGCGCAGCAGTTCTCCGAAGACCTGAAAGCCCTGGCGATATCTCCCATATCAGCCTGCACATTCATTCACCCGGTGGCGATGTTTTCGACGGCATCGCTATCTACAACCTTCTGAACAAATACCCGGCAAAAGTTACGGTGCAGATCGACGGTCTGGCCGCCTCAATGGCGTCAGTTATTGCGATGGCCGGCGACCGAATCGTTATGCCGGAAAACGCCCTCATGATGATCCACAAGCCGTGGGGAATCTCTGGCGGTAACGCTAACGATATGCGCGACTATGCGGAGCTGCTGGATAAGGTTGAGAGCGTTCTTATCCCTGCGTATGCCCGCAAAACGGGTAAATCAGCCGAATCGCTGGCGGTGATGCTGGAGAATGAAACCTGGATGGATGGCCGTGAATGTGTGGCCCAAGGCTTCGCCGATGAGCTATTAACGGCTGTCAGCGCAATGGCCTGTATAGAGTCAAAACGAATTGAGGATTTTGAGCATATCCCAAAAGAAATTAAAGGGATGATCACCAGCCCGAAAGGCTCCACCAGTAGCTCTGTACCGGAACAGAACCGCATCAACGGGATTAAGGATCTGTTTGTCATGTTCGGCGGCAAGCATGATTCTCTCAAGATGCAGTGTCTGGAGGATGTGGATTGCACGGCTGAAAAAGCAAAAGACATGTTGCTGACGGCACCGGGTAAGACCTCGACCCCATCGGATAAAACCAGTAACGCGCACATTTACGCAGGTAACGGCAACATTACCGGCGATGCTATCCGCCAGGGGCTTTTTGCCCGTCTGGGTCACGAACGCGCCGAAAGGGGAAACCCTTATTCCATGATGAGCCTGTTTGAAATGGCGCAGGCCTCGCTGATGGGTCGCGGCGTCAGTATCTTCGGTAACCGTTCGCAAATCGTTAATCTGCCATTTACACACATCAGTAGTGATTTTTCTCATATTCTGGCTTGTGGCGCGGAAAAGCCTGTGCTGACTGGCTGGCAGAACATCGGTGAAACTTCCAGTAGTGGACGATAACCGGTTCTCAATCCAACTTCCATTACGCCAAGCGTGTGGGACTGAACGGCATCTCTGAACTTGCTAAAGTTCTGGAAGATGCGGAGTATAAATACGTCACAACCAGTGACAGTGGTGTGCCGATCGCCCTGGTTACCTATGGCAATATTTTCTCCATTACTCGCCAGGCAATTATCAATGATGATTTGAGCTAACTTTCAACTATCCCACAGGCGATGGGGCGAGCTGGTCTATCTGCAGCTGACCGCCAACAGCAAATTCCCTTAGGGCAAAGCGCTGTTCCATGCCGATCATAAAAACCTCATCGCTAGGGGATGGATACAGACGGACTCAATGAAGCCCGTAAGGTCATGCGCCTGCAACAGGATGCGAATGGAGACCCTAACAACGTAATTCCTGCCTATATTCTCGTACCGGCGGCGCTGGAAGAGCTGACAAATCGCGCCGTGCTCTACTCATCTTCACTGTTCCCGGTAGGCCAGAGTGGCATGCTTAATCATAACCCCGGCATTATTAACGTCCTGTAGGATATAGCGGAAGTAGTGTTTGAGCCGCGCTTGGATAAGGCCAACAACAAGGAATGGTATGTCACTGTAGCGCACGAAACCGACACCATCGAGGTAGCTTATCTGGATAGAATGGTCGTACCATATCTGGAGCAGCAGGAGGGCGGCAGATGCTAAAGGTACTCCCGGCGGGGATGCCTGCCACGGGGCGGCGGCATCGCGGAGAAAGGATATTTTTTGGATTTCATAACATCATCATTCAGTAACTTTATGATTTTTATAGAAATAAATCCATCGAAGACGGAAAGGTGGTGGTTTGTATGTTTTTTGTTCATTATCTTAAGGTGTTATGCGCCAGATAAAAGTAACAATTAGCGAGTTATCAGTTATAACAGGCTTACATAGGCATACTATTTCAAAACGTCTAAAAGGTTTGGAGAGCTTACTGGGTGGCAATAATAAGAAAAAGATCTACGATCTGAATTTAGCCTTAAAACTGATTGTTGCTATTAAATAAAGTACTCATCAAATATTATTAGGAAATCAAACCTACGGCGGTATAATATTTAACGCCGTAGGTGATTCTTACTCCTATTCTTGCTTTGCCCTTTCAGACTCTTTTTTTGGCATGACTAAATCTAGTATTTCTTTATTTATTTGGGTTGTAGTACTTATTAGGTCATTAATTTTGTTTGTTTCTAATTGATGAGACTTTTTATCTGAGGTGCTCAATGGGGAGTTCAACAGGTATTTAAGAATGCTATCCATGAAAACAGAAGCTTTATCAGAACCATTTCGTTCAATTTCTTGTTTAAATGAAATTAATGTTTCAGATAATAGTTTTTTATGTGCGTAATCTTCACTGATATTGTTTTGCTTGACGTATTGAATAGCACTAAATGCAAAAAAACCTAATAGTATTGGGATCATAGACAATCTTGCAACAAATAGCAGAATTAAGTGAGTGTTTTGCGTATTTTGTGGCACGCTTCCAATAATATGCATTTCATAAAGTACATATCCAATGAATAGCATGCAAATAAAGGATGAAATTATAGTTATAGTAGCCCATACCATTTTGTTTTTGTTTGCTAATTAATATGCACTTTTGAAGTGGCGAGACAGTCTGTATGTCCCAGATAAATTCAGTGCTGACTTTGCCTTTGCTAAAAGCTCATGCGAAGCAGATAGTTCTGCGGAAATGGTTCTTTTTAACTGGGTTACTTCATCTGCTTTATCCAAAATACTTTGGATTTTCTCTTTGCTCGTGTCCGCAAGGTTTTTAATTTCCTCGTAATGGAGGTTATATTTGGAAGATATGCTTTTTAAGGAAATATCTGCGTTGTTTAGTGTTTCATGGATGTTTTCAATATTGCCAAATAAAGATTTGCTTCTATTTGATATTGATTCTATTTGTGCGTTGTGGAATGCTGCCGTCTGGTTTTCTTCTTTGAGGTTATTCGTTAGTTCAATGATTTTCTCGTTTGCATTTGTGCTTGATTTTAACATGGATTTGACACTTACAACACTTGCTTCAATTTCATTTTTGATATCTTGAATTTTTTGCAGTTCTTCATTGAATTTGTTTTCTATGCTATTGCTCAGTCTTTCTTGGGTTTCAAAAGATGAAATTTGATGAGCAATTCTTGCATATTTTATTGTTTCTTCTCCAATGCGCTTTAATTGTTTTAGCGCTTCTTCTGAAATGGAGCCACCATCAGATATCGAAAGGTATTTATCGATTGAGTTTATTATATTTATGACTTCGTTCTTTTCTTCAGTTGAGTAAGCTTGTGGGTTGGAATAGAAGTTGTATTTATTTATTATCGAGAGATTCTCGGACATTTTTTCAAGCGAAACAATGAAGTTTTTTAGGCGGTATGTATCCATTGTTCTGGGAGGAGTGTATTGCAAAGTGTGGAGGGTATTGTCTATTGAAGAAAAGATATTAGTAATTTTCGTAGCGAATTCATTACGAGTCATAACTCACCTGCCGTTTAGTGGTGTATTGCTGTGTGTTTAGCAGTCCATATGTAAAGTAGTTAGTGTGATTAAAAAATCACTTTAAATCAATGTGTTCTTGTCAAAGGTTTGCATGATGATCCATCATCCGAGCCTGTAGTGTGTTAGTCTTCATTGTTCCCTTGTTAAGAAAAGCGATAAGTAATTCTCGTTTCTGGCGGCATGAAACGTGTAAAAATCACTTTTGCTGAATGAGAGTTACCGCGAATCTGCCCTGAGGTCAGTGAGGCTCTGATTCACCCGCTCACGAAGAGTGTGACTATCCCTCCGATTCGTCATAAACAAGGAAAGCACCATGTTCGGATTCTTTAAAAAGAAAAAACCTGACGCTGAGTCCGGGAAAGGTCCCCGACTGACGGCAAAACAGTTTATCGCGCTGACGCTGAGTGATGAAAAGCTGTCTATGCCCGTGTACCTGCCGGGGATCCGCAGTGAGGCCGAATGCGACGAGCTGGGTTTATGGCCGCTCATCTACATCTGGAATGTGGATCGTGCAGCAGGCACGTTCAGCCTTTCTGTTAATGGTAAAGCCATTGCTCACCTACTTGAGCCTTTCGTGCCCCGTGAAGACCCTGCGTATGTTGAAATTCGTGATGAGGCGATGCAGGTCATCTCCGGGGCTTCAACGCAGTCCGTGCTGGCGATGGTAGAGAAAACCGGCCTCATGCCCGATGTTTTGTTCGCGCAGCACGCTGAGGATGTACAGCAGGAGCAGGGCTAACCGTCAGGGAGTGCTTGAGATTGCGCCAGGGATTTTATTAGTCAGTCCTGTCATCCTAACGATAAATACTCGTCAAGAAATGCTTCAGGTTGCCGAAATATACGATAAGCGTTATTCATGAACATAACTAAAAGGGATGGATCCATATGAAGAAACTGCTGCTTCTTGTTCCGCTCGTGTTTGCTGCTCCGGTGCAGGCTTCTGAAGTGACGGTGGGTCAGGTTTGCAAGGCTGCTTCTGCGGCAATGTTCGGTCGTGATCTCAAAATCATGCAGCTGGATAAAGTCGAGTCAGGTATTGCTTACGTACATTATATCCGACAGAACGATGGCACCCGCTGGGCCATCAAGTGCAAACTTATCGGCAATCAAGTGATGTGGGCATCTGACAACCCTGACAGCACCGGTCGCTGGCGGGATGATCCTGCAGACAGCACGGTCAGATATGCTGTTGAGGGTAAAAAAATTATTATTACTGAGGCCTACAGCGACGGTTCCAGCAGCTCCAATTCTTATCCGTTGAAGCAACTACAGTGACTACACACAAGCTTCTAATTATAGCCTGTGAGCGACTGGTCCCTTCTAGGCGCATTTGACTATGTGGATGAGACCTTTGACGTGTGCCAGTAGCGGACTTTACTAACGCCGCTGATGTATTATTCCATGAAGAGCAGGTCATATTTTTAATATAAATTGACTGGTGCGCTAATTTTTACAGGAACATCACCGATACATATTACCGCCTCCATTGCTTTTTTAAGCGCGTGTACATTTGTACGACTGGCGGCTGTACCGGTGACCTTTTCCGAAACTGTCGTGGATGCTGCTGGGCCAAAAGGTTCTTTGAAAGGGGCGTTACTCACTCTGACTTCAAAACCAACCGCCGTTGTTCTTATCGTACCAGGCTCCGGGCCGACCGATAAGGATGGAAAATTAAGACCTGCTGAGGATAAGAAATGCCAATGGAATCACCTGAAATTCAGCTCAAGGCTCTGAATAATGCTTTGCGTCGTTTACATGGGGCCTGTTCCGCACTGGACGGTGAGGAGCTTGATGAAAAATTACTTGAGGTCATGCGACGACTGCTGCTTGCTGAGGTGCTCGCCGATACCTGGATTGTGGCGATAGGTGGCTCGCAGGGGGCAGGTAAAACGACACTGATGGCGAGCCTGTATAACCTGCATCATGACAATAGCGGCTGGTTACGCAGTAATGAAGGACGCGGCGAGAAAATGCCGGTACTGATCCTCGAGAGTCGTGAGACTAAAGTAGCGCAGGGTTATGTCCGCCGCCTGGTCGAAACTGGAAATGGTTTGACGCTGGATGATATCGGCGTCGACGTCAACGAGTTTCAGCGCGCGGTCTGCGATCCTGATGCCGGGGATTTACTGCCGATACTGAAGGTACCGCAGCGTTATTTTACCCGCAATAACCAGGCCTGGTTACTGCTTCCTGGTTATGAAAAACAAGAGCGTGAAAATCGTGAGTGGCAGGAACTGATGCGTCAGGCGATGATAGCGGCAGGCGGTTGTATTATCGTGACCGATGAGACGCGACTGGCAAACCAGCAGCAGCTCGAAATCGTCAAAGATATGCTGGAAAAAGAGCTTAAGAATTGTAAACCTTATATTGTTATCTCCAAGACAGAAGCGTTTCGCCACAATCCGCAACGTCAAGCTGAATTAAGAAAAAGCGCGGCCGAAACCTTCAATGTCGCTGCCGAATATGCCGATAACAACATTATTTTAACCGGCACCGACGATCCGGAATACGTAACAGAATGGATGCCGCACCTTCGTCGGGCCATTGACGACCTTAACTTTTCCGGACAAACCAACCGTTATCTCCAGTTAACCCACCTTACTGGGATTGTTAGTAAGGATCTGCCGCGCGTCATGAATATGATCCGCACCCAGTCACGTCTGTATTACCACAGTGATAAAGGCGGCCAGGACGATGGCAGCCAGGTGCTGGCCGAAGCTCTGGAAGTGTTTGACACTGCCGTGCAGGAACTGCGGGAGGAGCATACCAAAAAGGTAAAAATGTGCATCGCTAAAACTTTTGAGGCGGCGAAGGCTAATATGGACCGCAGGCTGGTCAAGGAGCATGAGGGATTTGCCAACTGGATATCGAATGCATTTGATACCACCAGTGAGACAAAAGGCAAATTGCAGCAACTGGTTCAGGATTCATGGCAGGACGCATCAGCTGATTTCTTCGACGACTATGTGAACAGTCTGCAACAATTGACGGCGGCGAAACTCAAGCCCATTCCAAACGGCAACGATCGCCCAAACTTGCCTGTATCACCGAAGCTGGAGAAGCTGGTAGCACTTGGCTATATGAATAGCGCCGGGCAGCCCGTACAACACGAACAGCTGGATGCGGAAAAAATAAGTAATATCAAAATGTTGCTAAATCATGGTGCCACGTCGAATGCGGAAAACATCCCAGTGGTGAATAAACAGCTGAGGAAGAGCGTGGAATTGATCCCGGTACTCTCGCTAGAGTACACCCGCCTTGTGTACGCCATGCCTGAGATTTGCAAAGAGCTGCGGCCCTACGTCACGCTTGAGCAGGACGATGGCGAGACATCCGCGGGTAACGTCGCGGCAGAAGGGGTTCAAACTCTCAACGCAGGGGTTGATCTTGGCAAGACCGCAATAAAATCACTGGCCGCGGTGCTGGCGATTGACGTTGTCAGCGATGGCGATTCCGATATCCTCGGCGCGCTCTTTGGCCAGGATAAGCCTTCTGCTGACCCGACGGGTTCACCTCTTCCCCCCGCACCGGTGATGATGCATCCTGCTGCCGTTGCGGTAACAGCTGTTGTGGCGGCGGCCTACGTGACCGCGGCTGCAGTAACGCGAATGCGTACCTTTGAGAAAAAAGCGAGCAGCCAGGCACACGTCATGCTTGCCAGTGTTCATGACCACCATATTGAGCATTTACGCAATCAATTCGATGACACGATGAGCGCGGCGCGTAAGCGGATTAGCGAAACGTTACGTGCGCGTTATCACATGGACGAAATGCTGATGCGCAAGGATCGGCTCGCGAAAGCCATCGCCGATGTGAATGCCCTTATCGACGACTTGCGCACTGAGCTGGGTTCATCGGCTACGGGCCTGCAAGTATTAATCACCAGCCGTGGTGAGTGAGATGACATCCGGGAAAGTTATTGATTATTGGCAGCGGTTAGAGTCACGGCAGTCGGAGTGGGCTTTTCGCGCCTACGATCGGCTGATTAAGACATTAAGTCATGAAGTTCAGGAAAGGATACAACTTAAGGAAAGCGATGCCGAACCGTACGTGGTCATATTTGGTAAGACGCAGGTCGGCAAAACCACCTTACTGCTCGATCTGATGGATATCGATCTGCAGCAGATGGCAACGCTATCGCACGTGCTACGCGGCGGGCGGGAAGCCGGAAAATCATCCACCGCCACCGCCATGGAATATCGTCGTTCAACGGACCAGCGCTGGGGATTGTTTGTGCAATCGAAAACGCACTGGTTTGCCTCTGACGACGATATGACAGAGACCTTAGCGCAGCTCAGAAAGCAGATGGAACGGGGTGAACTGGTTGTTGATTCTCCCTGTATTGTGCATATTCCGAGGCGTTTTTTCAGGATAAAAACTTCGGGAGCGCCCGGCGTGCGTATTCTGGATCTGCCTGGTGATAATCCCGCCAATATGGAAGAGCAAAAGCATGTAAATCACATGGCGAAGACCTATCTTCCCTTCGCTGATTTGGTCCTGCTGATTGGTCGTGGCGACGATTTGAGCTTCCTGCAGCCACAGGTTATCACCCTGCCGGGTATTGAGGACTGGCAGGCGATGCCGCATCGGTTTCGTATCGTGACGACCTATTCTTACTCAGCGCAGTCGGTGAAGACGCTGATTCGCAACGATCCGGCTTTCGATATCGTGCAGTTACGTCAGCGCCTTATTGAACAAATTGAACGCTTTAGCAACCTGAGCGACGCGGCGAAAGATCGGAACCTCTACTTTCCGCTCGAGTTTGGCAGCAGTTGGCTGAGTATGGCCGAAAACGATACCGCCCTTTATGCCCGCGTAGCCCCCATGGTCAGCCGCTTGCGTAGCGAACTGTTGGAACAAATTGCAACATCGACAAGCCCACTCGGACGGCTGCGAAGTACCCTGGATACTCACCTCAGCGTTAAATATATCCAGGATGAAAAAACGGCGGCAATCGAAAGAGAACTGCTGGGGCTAAAAAAACAGCAACAAGAGACAAAAGATAAACTGACAGTCTGGAAAAACGCTATTACTCAGACGCAGCAGAAATTAAAAAAAACGGAGAGGTTATTAAAAGATAACGCTTTACCTGTCAGCCGACGGCTTATCGATAAAGCTGCGGAAGAGGCTGCAAACTTTAAATTGAAGGGAAGTTACAGCAGTGAAAAATGTACCACCTTACATACCATGATCGCCGACTATTGCTCTAAAATTAAGAATATCCAGCTGGATGTGAAAAATAAGACGGTCTACTGGCAAAAAGTGGCCCGCAACAAAGTTGAACCTACGAGACAGGCGGTTCAGGATATTCTTGATGAAAACTTTAGTGCTATTCGCTATAGGCTCAATGACTACTGGATCGACACCTATCTTAGTTCTGCGAATTATTTATCGGATAAAAACAGTGTCATCCATGCCGCTGATAATGCCAAAGTGGAAGTCATTCGGTTGTGGACCTCACAATGGATGGCTGCCGCAGAGAACGTCCATAATCAATACAAAAGCGAACTCACCAAAGATGGGGTAATTCTCGAGGAGTTGCGGGTAGAGCAGAATAAATCCCTTCAGAAACAGATATCACTTAAGCAACAGGCCGTATCGTGCGAAGACGAGTTAAAGAGAATTGCTGTTGAATCACAAGAGGATCTTGTCCGCTGCGAGCAGTTTGTTCACTTTCTTGATGAAGAGTATCTCAAAACATTAAGTACGCGTCTGGATTCAGCCTTTCAGGAACGTGATGATTGTGATGCGTTATTACAAGTTTTATCCTGCGTTGCGTTGAAAAATCAGCGGGAAGATTTAATGAATTTAACTGAAAAGTATTCTGGATAAGGCATGAACGTGACCAGTGAAATAAAAAATAAAGAAAAATCGCTCGCCGAGTTAATGGTAAAAATACTCAAGGAGCCGCTCAATCCCCTTGAGAGTTCGTTAAAAAAACTCAACACAGAGGTTCTGGACACCAAAGATAAGGTTGAAGAAATCAATGATGCCATTAATGCGGTAGGTGCAAACACCGAAGAAATCATTAATCCACTGAAAAAATCGTTACGTGAGCTGCAAGACGACGATGTCCCTGGGGCGATAAGTAAGCTGAGAGATTTTATTTCGACTCAGGTTGAAGAAAAAAAACAGAATATTAGTGCCGCGCTTAGCCAACAATCGGCACACTATGATAGCCAGCTGAAAGCCGCGACCGGTGAGGTCTTTGAAAAACTGTCGGATGTTCTTGGCCAGCAAAATGAGAGTGTCCAGGCAGCAATACAGCAGTATCAGCAAACGGGTATCGACAGTGCTGAGGCCTTATTGCAGCAACTGCTGAATGCTAACCGCTTCCTGGAGGAAACCTGCGCTGCGAATGCCAGCGAGCAACAGTCGACGCGAGAGCGTGACCAGCGGTTGGCTGAACGGCTGGAAAGTGTCATGCAGGCCCAGCAGCAAATAAAGCAGTCGATAAGCGAACTTGACCAGCAGCTCAAGGGCGTGAGCCAAGGTGTGCAAACGACGCGAACCATGCTCGCGGAACGGCAGGAAAGCGATCGGAGGCAAGTGTTAAGCAGCCTTGAAACGTTGTCTTCCGACGTCCCGGCAGCACTGGTGCAGCATTTGACCCCACTAACCCAGGCAATTGAGTCTCTGCAAACCAGCCAGCAGGCGTTGACCGAGGCAGTGAGCCAGCAAAAGAGCTATCTGGAGGCGCAAATTGCCGCTAGTCAGGGTAGATTCCGCTACGTTGTCATCATTTTTGCCCTGTTTGCTACCTCAACGCTAGCTTATATCGGCTATGACATCTGGAAAAATTTATCTCCCTGACAGGGCGAAATTGCGTGGCGTCTAACGCGACAGAGCCATTATTTTTTGAGTTGTGTATAAGGTTAGACAGCCTTGTGACTTGCTCCCCTTTGGATGCTGTTAGCTATGTCCGCAGATCGCTCTGAACAGACCTTACGGTGTTTTAGGCTGTACGCTTTGTGCCAAAAGCAGGTGTAGTGAGCTGCTCCCACTACAGTAAGTTTTAAATGCAAGTGTTGAACTCTTGCAATTAACGGCCGATGATAAGAAAAGAATAAAGTAAAATTGCGAAGAGCCTTCGCTGTTAAATTTTATGAACTTTTTGCCAGAAGACGCCTTTCCAAAGTCTATGTAATGCATTTAGAGGGAGTTTTATGTATTTATCAAAACTCGGAATCCGCAACTTCAGAAATTTTGAGGCGGTTGATATTCCCCTTGCAGGTAATGTTGTGTTATTAGGGGAAAATCGTGTCGGTAAAAGTAATTTGCTTTTCGCAATTCGACTGGTTATTGATCCCACTCTGCCTGATTCAGCCAGGCAGCTTAAGCTGTCAGATTTCTGGGATGGCTGTGGCCTTGAATCAAACCCTCAAATTGAGGTGCACCTTGAATTTGCCGATTTCGACAGTGACCCTTCCCTCGAAGCTCTGTTGACCGATTTTCGTATAGCAGAGGATCCTACCGTAGCAAGGTTGAGCTACATTTTTCGTAAAAAAGAAGAAGTAGATGGGGCTCCACGTTCGGGTGAGGACTGTGAATTTATTGTTTTTGGCGGAGGTCAGGAATCGCGAACCATTCCTGGACGCGTAAGGCGACGGATCTCCATTGATATGCTGGACGCGTTACGCGATGCAGAAGCACAACTTGCTTCCTGGCGAAACTCCCCGCTACGTCCCTTATTGGAAGATGCATTCTCTTCACTAAGCCGAGCCGATTTGGATCGCGTAGCAACTGAGCTTCAGACAGCAACGGAAACCATGGAGAAGTTCCCATCAATTAAGGAGCTCGAAGATTCTCTGCGCGATGGTATTCTTGACCTGGCTGGAACTGCTCACGATTTAGATGCCCGCCTCCGTTTTGCACCTGCTGACCCTCTCAGATTGATGCGTTCTATCTCTATGTTCATTGATGATGGAAAGAGAGGCATTATTGAAGCTAGCCTAGGTTCTGCGAACGTGGCTCTGATATCACTCAAGCTAGCAGAGTTTGCATGGCGACGTGAAAAAAACGAACGTAATTTCTCCCTGCTTTGTATTGAAGAACCCGAAGCACACCTTCACCCACAGCTTCAGCGCGCTGTTTTTGACAAACTCTTCCATAATGCCGACAAAGATCAGTCATTGATTGTAACGAGCCATTCTCCCACACTGGCAACCATTGCTCCTCTTCGTTCTATCGTTCGCATTTGCAGGGATCCCGAAGGGCGATCGCGAGCTTTTTCCCTGGCTGAACTGCCAGTAACCAGTGAAGAACTCGACGACATTGAACGGTATTTAACAGCAACCAGATCCGAACTGCTTTTTGCTAACGGTGTAATTTTTGTTGAGGGCGATGCTGAGGAGGTTTTACTTCCGGGTTTCGCACAGGCCATGGGGATCAATCTCGACCAGCTTGGGATTACAGTATGTAACGTAGCGGGAGTTAATTTTGAACCATACGTGAAGCTGGCAGCCAGCCTCGGACTACCCTTTTCCGTCGTAACCGACTGGGACCCACTGGATGGCACGAAACAACCGATGGGTAAAACACGTTCAATTGGTATCTGGCAGGCATTTAGCGAGGTATCGGGAAAACTGAAAAAACTGCTCCCTGTTAATATTATTTGGTTGAATAACAATTCTTATGAAGCATGTAAGCCTGTATTTGAAAGGATAGGCATTTTCTTAAACGATCAGACGTTTGAAGTCGCCGTGGCCAATACGACTGGCCTCAAAGAAGCGCTGCTGGATATCCTCGATGAACAGGGATTTGGCGTGTTACGTTCATCAAGGATTGCTTCATGGCGTGCCGGTATGGTTCCAGACCCGACGCAACTTCTCGCGATGATATCTGACATAGGTAAAGGACGATTGGCTGGCAAGCTGAAGCAAAAAGCACCTGGGCTTGCGCCGCCGGGGTATATTGCTTCAGCTATTCAGTATGTGTTGTCGAATGTCTGACCGGCGCGCACTTTCAGAGGCTCTGAATGAGCTATTGCCGAACAGAGAGCAGTACGCTGCGGCCACATATCCCGGCCACTGCGTAGTTATTGCTGGGCCAGGCAGCGGGAAAACCAAAACACTGACGACTGCCATGGCACGAGCCCTGATTGAAGATGTCCCTGACCCCCGAGGCGTGGCCTGTATTACTTACAACAATGAATGCGCTTCTGAAATTGAAGGGCGTCTGGCATGCTTTAACGTCACTGGCGATGATCGGAACTTTATTGGTACCGTGCATAGCTTTGCATTAAATCAGGTTTTAATCCCATATTCACGATGTATACCCGGTTTGCTGCCGGATGATTTTCGTGTGGCGACAAGAGAGGAGAGTCGCGCAGCTGTTGAAGTGGCTTACCGCGCTAGATTCGGAGCTGTCGGAGATCCTCATGCTCGGTGGAAATTTGCAGAAGAGAAACGACGCCGGGATGTGAGCCGACTCCTACCGGCTTGGCGGAATATCAATCCAGAGCTGGCAGATTTTATTGATGGTTATGAGGCAGAACTTAGGCGTTTAGGACTGATTGACTTTGATGATATGCCACTCATCGCTTTTCGTATTATTAGCGAGCATGAATGGGTACGTAGTGCTATCCGGTCGCGCTATCCTGTTTTGTTTGTTGATGAATACCAGGATCTGGGGCACGCTCTTCATGAGTTGGTTCTGCTGCTGTGCTTTAATGGTGGAATTCGATTATTTGCGGTAGGTGATGCAGATCAGTCCATTTACGGATTTAATGGTGCAAATCCAGGGCTACTGGATAGTCTTGTTTCACGGGCAGATGTAAGACCGTTCCGTCTTCGCTTCAACTATCGATCTGGCGCGAAAATTATCAGGGCATCACTAGGGGCGCTGGGAGAAGACCGCGATTATATTGGCTGCGATGGTAATCCTGAGGGAGAGTTAGGATTCCATGGAATTAAAGGCGATTATGACGCACAGGCGCATTTTATCGCTGATGATCTAATTCCCTCGTTGTTTGAAAGAGGGTTTCAGCCTGAACGCATCGGGGTTCTTTACCGGGCAGCCTGGCTTGGCGATAAAGTTGCGGATGAGTTCAAGGCCAGAAATATTGCCATAATACGTGCTGACAGTAATGCTCTCATTAAGCGCAATTCTCGTCTTGCCCGTTTCATCGAAGCCTGCAGTCAGTGGGTAACTGGGGGATGGAAAGAAGCCTCTCCACTATTTAACCTCTTACTGAGCCAGGCGCTCTATCTTGTTTATGGCCGCCGCGCAAGCCGTGCTGAAGAACAATTACTGACCGTACAGCTGATCACTTTTTTACGAAACGGAATTGATAAAGCGGAAAGTGCCCACGAGTGGCTAAGACGTTTAAATGATGAGATCATCACCGGCTGGATGGCTATCTCACAGAACACTCAGCAGGAATGGGATGTCATCTCTGAGTTACTGAAACGAACCGATCCCCTTAGGGGACTGGATGTGGCTCTGGATATATTCGCTGGGAAAGTAGAGGGAACTGGACGCATCACCCTTAGCACTCTTCATAGTGCAAAAGGCCGAGAATTTGATGTAGCCATAATGTTTGGGGTAAATAAATATGACTTCCCGAGTAAGCGAGATCTAGCTTCAGATAATGCCCTTCGCGAGGCCCGTCGCCTCTTTTATGTAGGTGTCACCCGTCCCCGAAAAGAGCTGCACATGGTCTATGAAAAGGGTAAACATTCACCTTGGATTGCCGAATTGTATCATCGCAGCTAGCAGATATAGAACCTTATGCACCTGACCTGTTTCCCGTTGATTGACATACGGCGTTGTTAGCGTCATCCATGGCACCTTAATTATTAACGTCAGGAGGACGCTAATTACTGAACTGGCGATGCGTACTTGCAAAGTTAAGTGTTGTTATCTCAAGACGTTTAGAGTCTTTTGGTGCGACGGGTACCGATTAGACAACACCGTATGGCGGATTCTTTTCGTACAGGGTACTAAACGCATATTGCTTGTAGTACGTAGTACGAGTATTCTGTCTTCAGAAAACATAAGGGGCCTGTGGAATGAACTATCTGGAGTTTATCGAAACCAGCGCTTTCAGTATGTTGCGTAAGGATCTCATGGATGATGATGAATTCCGGGAGTTGCAGACATATTTGCTGGAAGCTCATGATCGTGGAGACACAATCAGTCATACCGGGGGATGCAGAAAGATCCGCTGGAGTCGCCCTGGAATGGGAAAGCGGGGTGGGGTAAGGGTTATTTACTACCTTCGCCTTGCCAGCGGCAGGTTATACCTGTTGCTGATATATCCAAAGAACGCTAAAGACGATCTTAGCGAGAATGAAAAAGCTGTGATGAAGGCACTAGCGCAGCAACTAAAATAGTCGTAACCCTGCAATGGCAGGCCTCTCCGTAACGAGGATAAATTTATGGAAAAGAAACTTTTTGACGCTTTGATCAACAGTATGCAGGAAATGGTGGCCATAGAAAGCGGTCAGATCCAGCCTGCAGCTGAAAATGTTCACCGTCACCCCTTGCCGGACGTGAAGGCCATCCGCAAACATGCGGGGATGAAGCAGGCAGAATTTGCTGAGGTTGTGGGCACCAGTGTCGATTTGGTTCGTAGCTGGGAACAACAGCGGCGCGTACCTTCAGGTATTGCATTAAAAATGCTGTGGCTTATTGAGCGTGAGCCTGCGCTCCTTAATGTACTTCGTGGTATTCGCGTTTGAATTTTTCGGTAGCGAATCATTCAGGCATGTGCACACCGATTTTTTCAGATGGAAATATGGTTTGCTTTACTAAGAGCACATATGCCGGGAGTGATGGGGCTGTTTCCGAAACATAGCGGTTCAAAGTGCGCCATGTTTTACACCCGCGCTGCCTCCAGGGCAAACGGTTTGGTTGTTGGCAAGGGAAGCTGCCTTTGCAAGCAGGTCCAATACAGACGCGATCGTTTCAGTGGTCGATTTGTATAGCTATAGTGAAACCGACATAAAATTTTGCTATACCTATTCGCTACCTATGTAAAAAACCACTCACTAGTTGGATGCGTATCGTTAACCCGGGACAAATCCTTGCCCAGGAAGAGCCGCAATTTATAGTATTGTGGGTTTCAATTGGTAGCAAAGAGGCCCGTCTTGCTCAATGTCATCGAGTGTATAGCCATAATAGATGATAAATTAGGACGGTTCTGGAGTCGTCATAATTGTTTTCACATGTGGGTTATTGATACAGATTAAGCCATCCTCAATAGCACCCTAACTGCAGGAGTGCCGTAGAATGGAGCACGTGAAATTTTCATGAAAAAAACGCCTACATATGAAGAATATCTGAACCACACAGGACTCCATTATCATAAACTCTGGAAAGCAACGGGAGATACCTGGATCTGCCCAGGATGTGGACGCAGCAAATTTCAGATCATGAGATGGACCCTCCGGTTCCCGAATACGCCGGACGCCTTTATGGATTGGGTTGCTGCATTGCACAAACATCACGACCATTCTAATGATTACATGAACTTAGGAGAGCCTCGGTTTCCTGAAACACTAATTTGTGGTCAGTGTAATTCTGCGGATGGAACAGTAAAAAGGAGGCTTAAACTGCCGAAGAAATTCTCTTTCTCTCCTCAGGAGATGCGGATGTTCATCGAGGCGACACCACACGCAAAACATATAATTAATTACGAACGAGCACTCGATCTCTTCACTCTAAAAATGAGCAACAATGATCGTGAATGAGTTTTAGCACATAAAATCAACAATATATTTTACGAGTTAAAATCAAATGGTACATATGACAAACACTCTTTTTTTTGGTAATGGAATAAACAGACTTTCTGAAAATCACGTCACCTGGAGTAATTTACTCGATAACATAAAAGGTATCAATAAGTTCGAAAGCGGGCAGTTGCCAAACACTATGGTGTATGAGCGAATCTATCTAGAAAAACATGCACCAGATAGAAGCGAAAAAAAAGATGAGCTTGAAATAAAAAAAGTTATAGCTAACGAACTACGAGAACAAGGATCAAATGATGTTCTTGAGGAGTTAGCATCGCTACCTTTCAAGCATTATCTTACTACTAATTATGATTACGCCTTAGAAAAGGCGCTTGATATCTCGCCAGTAAAGCTAAGTTCAGAAGATATTTATAGCTTGAGAAGAAAACGAATGTATGAATCACAGAATAATACAAAATTCCTGTGGAATATACACGGTGAAATAGACAACCCCAAATCTATTATGCTTGGTTTAGATCATTATTGTGGTTCAGTGAGCAAAATCGATGCATATGTCAAAGGTAACTACTCTCATAAAATTAATGGTGCTGACGTTTCTGTTAAACCTATGTTAGAAAAACTTAGAGATGCTTCATTTTGTCTCACATCATGGGTGGATCTATTTTTCTCAAGCAATGTACACATTATCGGATTTTCATTAGACTATAGCGAGACTGACATCTGGTGGGTGCTAAATAAGCGTGCTCGCTTTTTATCTGAAGCAACAATTAATAACAAAATATATTTTTACACTCATGCTATCAGTGATGAGAAAAAAGGACTGCTTGAAGCATTCGGTGTTGAGGTTATTACAGTTGATGTGATTGATGATAACTTTGAGGGTATGTATTGGTCTGCTATAAAGAAAATAACTACTTACCTCAATCGAGATACAAAAAACTGACTAAACGTATTGTAATGAAAGGATCTAAATAAGGAAATATTCACGTATAGCATATATAACATAGAGCGCCTGACCTGTTCTCCGTTGATTGACAAACGGCGCTTTTAGCGACATCCATGGCGACCTAATTATGAATGTCTTCTGGACGCTCATTACTGAACTGACGATGCGTATCTGCAAAGTTAGGTGTTGTTATCTCAAAACGTTCAGAGCCTACTGGTGCGACAGGCACCGGTTAGACAACACGGTATGGCGGATTAAGCCGCCCTGAGGCGGCTTGTCATTATTTGCGTGGCTTCCCGGCATCCGAGCGTTTCTCTCGAACTCTACCATCATTGTTACGATCACGGGGCTGCGTACCACCGCCGGGTTTAGGAACAACTACGCCTGGATTAAGAGGCCTTCTGTCCGCCATATATCTGTTTCCTTAAAGAATGGCAAAGTTGCCGTCTCTTTTGATACGCCTGGTGTCGTTACCTTTCAATCATTATGGGATGATATGTTGCGCAGCATCAACTTTTCCCTCACTCCACTCATAGCGAACATTCCACACATGTCCATCCGCTATGTGCCAGAAGCTGATGTTCTAACTCTATACTGTGTCAATCTAAGGGGAGAAGGTCAATATTATTAATAAAGGCAAAACTATCTAAGTTATGTCTGGGGATTTATATTTTTTACGAATCAATTTGAATGATTATTGCTTTCGTATCCCACTCTTTGTATAGTCACATTGAGTGAAATGGACGATTTATAATTTGATATTATTAACCACTTTTTTGAAAGGAGTAACGCACTGTGGAAAAAAATAGTAAAGGTCTAAGGGTTCGTAATTTTTTTGATATAGAAGCTAAAGAAATCATGGAAAGATATCGTGTGATAGAAACTTTATTGCCTAATACAAATTCCAAAGGTGCTTATCACCGAGGTGAGGAAGGGCGTTATATTGAATCCTTGTTAAGATCGTTTCTTAATAGCCATCTTCCCTCTAATCTAAAAGCCATGTCTGGATTTATTCTTAGTCCCTCAACTAAAACAGGAATAGAGGATATTACTCGTGTTGAAAACTTTCCAGATCGTCATTCAAGGCAATTAGATATTATAGTGTATGATGTTGCCAATTATCCAATCTATGAAAAATTTGAAGAATTCTGTATTGTCCCACCTGAAGGTGTTGTGAGTATAATATCCGTAAAAAAGAAATTAAAGACAAATGACATTCATCATGAGGTTAAAGCATTAAGAGATGCTGCCAACTTATGCTCTGGAAATAAAAAGAGAACGCCTCACACAGCTATTTTTTCTTTTGATAGTGACATCAAAACATTGAAAGGTCTCAATGCGAAAATATTCTCAAGCATTTCAAAGGAGAATGGAGGGTCTTTTTCCACTCTTATTAACGAAGTTATAGTTGCAAATAAGACTTGTATATTTAAACTTAGAAAGGACAACACGACTGTAGAAGGTCATGCTCAATATGTGGGTGTGGATTGTACAAAAAGACCTCATATCACGTTGCAGAGAATACTTCAGAGCATATTATCGGTTCACTATGATACCTCAAGAGGTAGTACAATTAATAGACCAGGATTTGTATCTTTCGAACAAAATACATTTGCCGATTCTCCCAAAATTGGTACAACTCCATATGATTATGACTAGGTAAAAGTACTTATATTTCCAAACACCAATTATTTAAGTTGTCTTTTTGCAATATATTTTAATTTAGCACGAAGACATAATTAAAATCATCATACCTGACTAGTCTTGGCTTGTATTGAGGTGGCCAGCTCTCTATGTCTCAAGGCATCTTGTTATAAGTATGCATTGCTAACCCCGCGGCTCGCTCACAGCGGACCTTTTGCTCAGTCAGTTAGTCCGCTCCGTACCAGGAGCGGACGTGGAGAACAACAGTCTTAGTTGAGCAACGGGGAGCTGGTTAGCATATCTACTCATCACTTTCGCAGACCAACCCTTATAAGATCATGAGGGAATAAAGGCTTAATCATTATCTTATCGTTAAAAATAAATAGTTTAGGTGACAGGGCGATGACATCGTAGATATTATCGACAATGAGTTGTAGATGGGTTCTGAACACGGGGACATTCGCATCATCCGCTACGACAAATACAGTTTCATTGCCTAAGTCGCTCAAGTTAAACATCTCATGACTAAGTTCATAATCGCTAAAGTCCATTTCCGCCCATTTGAGATCACCGCTATGCCATGGATATTGATGAAAAATATCCATTACCGCACTCAAATCATCCCCTTCCATAACATTAAAATCTGTCTTGAGCAGCTCCTTACATTCCTCAAACAATGTCATGTCCACTCCCTTTAGGCTTTATAGCTGTATATTTTTATCATATCCTCCCTGGAGGATTTTTTAAAGGAATTAGGAACGTCCGCTGATCGCCCACAGCGGACCTTTAGCTCAGTTAGCCTATCTGCTTTATGCCAGGATCCGCACGGTCGCAAAATCGGGAAATGCCTTGTGGAAGTGGACATCCCTGAAACACTAGCGGATATCATCCAGTTATCCTGTTTGATATTTATGGGCGCATGAGCGGCTCAATACCAATCCACTTCAGCGTTGGCTGATAACAAAGTCTCATCGGGGGTACTGCCACTTTCACCCCATTAACGTCAAGATCGCCTAAATGTACAGACCATTTCGTATTCGCGTTGCCGTCATAAATTTTAAAGACCACGTACGCTGAACCGTAGTCATCGTTATTCGTAATTCGGGGGACGTTGCGATGTATCTCATCACTATTGAGGTCGTAAGGCGATGGCCTTGCATATTCCTTTCTGTCTTCCGGGAAATCATAAGGGAAGGATGTGGTTCCGAGATAAATTTCTGGCCTCGCGCTAACCTGGTTACCATCGCCCAAGTCGATATAGGCATTACGAGTGTCGATAAAAATCGGTACTGCTGGCAGCCCGGTAGTTCCCGGTCGAGAAGGGCGCTGACGTCCTTTGTTATAGGCAATCAACTGGATATAAAATTCCGGCCTCGCCTCAGGCCCCTGGACATGCGGAATAGTGAAGCTGCTTCGTTTTGCAGGGATATAGTTACCAGGCATACCGTGATCATAGAGATAGGTTTCCAGCACAATTTCTTGCTTTCCGTTTGGGCTATTGACAGTGAATGTATACTCGCTTTCACAAAGGTCGATATACCCGGGCCTTTCCCGTGGATACGGAATACATCCTCCCAACAGCACGGCACCAAACATGACAATCCCGCCCCAGCCAAGATGCCTCGATACTGGCATAGCAAAAACCCTATATTTAAAATCCCGAAGGCTAGCTTAGATTAGTATCGCTTAAATCTTCAACCTACCAACATTGATTTTGAAGGAGTCGTGAGGCTGAAGTGGCAGCGGCAGAAGTGTGCCAGGAGCAGACGTTGCTAACATGTATCTGCATCAATTTATGGGGAGCAGGTCAATGTCGTTAAGGATTACTTTGCAGGAAGTACTGTATGCCCTGCAAGGTGAATCAGATTTCTGGTTTTACCCACTCGTCTTGTGATTTAAATCGTGTCCAAGACAAGCTGGTTCGACAATGCTAGAGTTCGGTCTCGTCTTCGAACCTATCTTGATTACATAAAACAGCGCTCAGAAAAGCAAGGTGGGTATGCCGAATCTGCTTCAGAAGGAGGTCCAATGGTCCTTAGCGTGGTATGAGCTTGGTATCATTGGAAAAGAGACGTTCACTCTGCCAATCATTGCGTGAGGTGGTATACATGATAGTCAAGACATTTGAAGATATTTGCTGTAATTACTGAGATCTCACTCTGAAGTCAAAAATTCTGAAAGCTAAAAAGTTGAGCATCACAGCGATAAGGCGTTTATGTGATGATAAACTCATTCGAGTAAAAAAACTTTGATTAATGCGCACGCTTAATGGATATAATTGATCCTCTTTCCCTTAGAATAATTATCAGGAATAATGATGAAAAAATCTTGCGTTTTATTTTTTAGTTTGGCTTCCCTCCTCATCATCTCAGGATGCTCATCAAAAAATGGCAATGAACAACAAAAGGTATTGCTAAAATCGTCTGCGTCTGAATGCGCTTCGTCGATTATATCAGTACCTTTGAAAGCAGGAAATAACGGGAATGCAAGCGGCCAGTTTAATACAAAGATTACTAATGGTTCACCTAAGGTGAGTATGATCATTAATGGTAATGTAACTGAATTGAATGGTCTCGATGGAACAGAAATTACTTTTGCCACTTCAGTAAAAGCTGACCAAGGGGTTCCTAAATCAGCTTGGGTTTCCTGCATGCGGGATAAAGGATTTGTTATTAGCGATCTTTAAGCAACACAAGCCTGCTACCCATTAGTTTTAGACTTTTTTTGTACTGAGAAGTGTCATAATCACAGACAATCTGACGAAAGCAGCTATTTGAGAAAAGTTATGAGGCGGCATCTAAATACGGTGCCCCTATCTATTCCTTTAGCGTCTTACGCGTAAAAACAAAAACCCCGCTGTGATAGCGAGGTTTGTGGAAGACTATTTTTTGCTAATGACGGCCATGAAGGGTGTCTCACGGACACTTCTGCGTGTTTTTTTGAACCGTAATCTATTGCCTGTAACAACCCTAACTGTACTTCGTGACCCAGACGTTACTTCATCGTCAAGCGTGAGAGTACGCTGGACACCCGTCTGCGGGTCACTGTATTTAATTGCAATGACCATTGTTCGCTCATCAACGCCAACATCAAGTAAGCGCCTCATGTTCGATGAGGCAGATTCGATAGCATCCTGAATCTTACTCGTGGCTTTTGATGCATGAGAAAGCCACAATGGTGCAATCCTGGTCGGGTGTATATTCAGACCTTTAGGTTGAACGAGGTGGTCATTATGATCAGGTAAACCATAATATCCACTTCTGATACCTTCGAGTTGCCTCAAGATCTCTTCACCATGTTCAATCAGAGGGGGCGTAATTTCAGGAAATTCAGCAGTGCAAAGCGCTCCAACTTTTACGTTCTTTTCAATGCTCCTGTCTGCAACACACATTACCCGAGCCATATCATCCATGGAAAGCTCAGCGGCTCTCAGGTTGATAGCTTGAACCTGCTCGCTAACGTCTGGTCCGAATGCATCGAACAACGAAATTTCAGCGGCTGGTTTTTTGGCTTCAGTTTTAACAGACATATGCACTCCTCAAATCGGACATTTATTATACACCTATGTGAGCAAGATCGCTAACGTCTGAATATGGGCAATGATGGGAGGTCGTCCAGGTTGCTAATGTAACGTTGGAAGTATAGTCAACCAGGAACTGTCCCACATTTTCATGGTCTTCCCGCCGATGATAAACATTCAGCGTAAACTGACCTGCATACTTCGTGAGCATATGTTCAATGGTTTCTCTGCTCTTGAAAAAATTCTTCTTAAGGACTTCCAGCGGTACCTTACGTGAACGTGCCTGAGCATAAACCCATGCATGCGTAGGGTCGAAATAGACATAATTCAGCATCACCTGATAACCCGCTCTAAGGGCGCGATCAAAGTTTTGCTCGGCAATTCCTATACTGGAAAACGTGGAGTCCATAACGATTGGATATCCTTCAGATAGAGCCTTTTTATAAATAAAATCAACCATCTTTGACGCTGGTTTCTGGTATTCAACAGAATTCTCTTCATTGTAGTAGGGAAACCACCAACGAAAATCATCGGCATCAATTCGTACAATATTGGTAAGACCATGTTGTTCGATAAGACGATTCAAGAGTTCGGTTTTACCTGCAGCAGGCGACCCGGCCATGAACAAAACTTGCTTCGCGGTTGCGTGTTTATTGGCTGTAACGTAACTATAAACGTGTGGGCGAATTGCTTCACCAAATTCAGGCAAAATGGTTTCAAGCTCTGGTTTCATAGGTAATCCATGCCACGAGTATTGTAGTTTTGTTTGACAGTAACATAACTCATTTTTCCGCCTAGATTACACCTCCTTCGGGAAAATTCATGAAATTTGCGACGTTACGGAGAACAATCCTGATGTAGTCCCTGTGTGAACTGAATCGCCAGGGATTTAAATGAGCTTTCAGCGTCACTTTAAATAGTTTTCAGAGACGTGCAGGAAAATTACCTTTTTGATGTCCATCAGTATTGCCTTCCCAGGGGGAGTACGGAGCGCTCTGGAAGGTGCATCTGAGGTCAGCTTTTACCCACCATGACTGACGGTTGAGCTGGTGCCCCGAATACGCTGGTTCGATAACATCAGAAGTGTGGTCTCCTCAGCGGACAAGGAACGGTTATGCAATCAAACGATCAGGTTTCTTATGGTCTCAGTCACGAAGGGTACTACGTCCTTAATAGCAGCCTCTTTGTAGCGTTATCCGGCGAGTCCATGTTGGTCATTACCGTTGTTGAGATTGTAAATCAGCCGAAAAGGGTCACTGTAACCATAACCTTGCCTGGGTATGCGTCGAGTAAATAAAACCCATTCGCTTCTTCAGGGGAAAGGTGTTGCTCCCGGACCCTATTCAACTCATCAATCTGCGTCAGCCTGAATGTCATCCCAGGTTTTTCCTGATGTCTTCGTAATCCTTCACTCGTATAGCACCTAATGCCTCAAATTTTGCAGGCCACGTAATAGACGGGTTCTGGAAACAGGATTCGGGGATGAACAGCTTACGGCCCTGAGCGAGAGCTGCACGAGCCTGAGTCAGCGTACCTGACGTTTCGGAGGCTTCGATTATGATCGTCGCTTCAGTCAGCGCGGACATGGTGATATTCCGTTCCGGGAAGAAAATTCGGTTGCTACGGTAATCCTGGTCCAGATAGCGCTGGAATGGCACCTGACTGATGAGCAGGAAATTATCACGAATAGTGCGCTGAAGCTCGCTGTTCTGCTTCGGGTAATTGTGGGAGAGCGGTGTACCGATCACAGCAATAGTCTTGCCACCAAGCGCCAGTGCGGTCTGGTGAGCGTTAGTGTCCACGCCTTCGGCAAGCCCTGAGACAATAGTAAAGCCATCTTCCACTAAGCATTTTACCAGTCGACGGGTACGACGAGCGCCGTCTTCCGATACTTTTCTTGAGCCGACAACTGCGACTGAGCGGGTGTTAACCAGATCCCACCATCCCTGATAATAGAGGACTTCGAGCGGGTGACGGGCATCTCTCAGCTTCTCGGGATACTCACCGGCACCATGAACCCGGACACCGATATTTTCGACAGCGTAGCGGGACATGATTTCTTTCAGTCTGGTTTTGAAGGTTGCAATCGTTTTGCCGGAGACTAAATCAGAAGGCACTGCACCTTCCGGAGCCTGGCGAAACTTATCGGCAATGGTCTTGAACGTCGCCCCTTTTTCGGCCCACAGCGCTTCGTACGCCGCCATTTCTTCAAAAGGAGAAATCGCACGTTCAAAAGGGTTCTGGTTACCAAAATCAAGCTGTGACACAGGTTTTCAGGTGAACAGTAATAGAACCTTTAGTTTACCCGCTTTATCCTGGCTGTAAACCATCAGCGGGTTTGAGAGAGGCCTGAGAAAATCAGAAGTGCGTTCTCTTTATCGAACAAAGTACGGTTATATAAACAAACGGCCAGAGCAGCAGGGTGGAAATGACAGATCTGCGGCGGAAAGGGGCCCCCGATGGCCTGTGGAGTGCCATGAAATATGGCATTACGATGATGACAGTCAGTGTCAGACCCTCACAGGGCTCATCGCGTTATGCCCTTCATGCCATGAAGTCAAACACATGGGGTTCAGCGAGCTACGGGGTAAAAAGGACGAAGCGGTGGCTCATCTGGCGCTCGCCAACGGCTGGTCTCTTCAGGGCGCATTTGACTATGTGGATGAGGCCTTTGACGTGTGGCGGGAACGCTCTCGTCATGCCTGGCAACTGGATATCTCATGGCTCGGGACGCAGGGGATTCAACTCCAGGATGAGACAGAAGCAGAGGGCGACAACATCGCTGCTGAGGATCAACTTTCGCTGGAGCAGGAAGTTCAGCCTGTCGCGACCAAAAGTACTGAAGTGTCCGCCTTCGGGGAGCAAGGAAGCATTTCTGGCTATGTGAGGCCAATCCTGAAGGACAAACCTGTATCCCGTTCATCGTCCGTATGGCCTGCTTTCTGGTCAGTCTGCCTGAGGGTGTTCTACAAAGTGAAACCGGTGATTCGGGAGCAATGGTGATTAAGCGAGAGGCAAATAAGAGACAGTCACTAACAGAATCTGACAGTGTGATATTTTGAAGATGAAGCACCGGCTAAGAACGTGGTCGTGAATGATCCTTTTTCGCACAGTCTATTCAATTCCGGACGGTAAAGCTTTTACCATTATGAAGACGCGATCTGAAGTACGATATGGCTTAGAAAAAAGAACGCGCAGAGGCGTATCGAGCGGCTAACAGCAGGCCATCAACTTCTTGCAATCACACATTATGATCTCGGGTATATGCGGCCTGACACTATGATGATTCAGATACAGACCACCAGCCAGAAAAGGTCTTACCAGTATAAAAATAAAGGAGTCAGCATGTTGCGCCCCCCTATATCTGATGTTCTTTACTTTGCCCTTCTTCACGGCGATCTGGCAGCGCTGGATGCCATCGGTAAAGAGAGACCAGAGGACATGATTCACTTACGCACTATCCTTTGCACCAATGAACCTGGAGCGGTTGATATTAATCTCGGACTTGGGCCAGGACTGGCAGAGAACGAACAGATCATTTCTTTTTTTGAAGGCCCCCGCGCCTACTTTATGTCTGCAGGTGCGAGTCTTCAGGCATATTTGACGGGCGGAAAAAGCAACGTATTGTTTGATTATTCACTCAGCTTTGATTCCAATTTTGCTGAAAAAATGCGCGCAGTCGTATCAGGAGAGAATATTCAGGAAATTGAACGAAAACGCGTTATCGAAATATTGATGTTGAAGGCATGCAACCCCAGAGTGCAGTTCGATTTGATGCCATTTCTCATCGAAAATGTTCGCCTTTCGCGTGATAATCCGCAGAACATACGTCCGCTTAATACGCTTATTGCCTTCCGCATGCTCGATTACCTGAACTGGGAGCGTTTCAGAGAATCGCCAGGCACATTTGTTTTTAGTAAGCCTGCAGAAACTCTTCGTTCCGAACTTCTTGAAGATGCGAAAGCGTTTATGCAAAAACTCTACAGTAACGGCTTCATAGCACAGCAGGAAGCTAAGAGCATATTCAATCAGGCTCTATTGTTACGCTTTGCCACACTCTGGCACCGTGATAGCAAGCCTGATTACAAGCTGATCATGCGTGAGCTCTTCATCTATTCTGTTAAGAAACTTGGGGCGATACCGCTCACGGAGTTGCAGCTCATCTGGAGAGGCATGACCTCATCGCCAGTAGCGCCCTTTTTTGGCCCTGTAACAGGAAAGTCTCGCGACATGCTTAAGGCAATTCGCGGCATGGCATGGGATATGGTTTTGCTGCGTCTGCTAGAGCAGGCTGCTACCGCGACTCAGAATGGATCCTTCTTTATTCCCTATTTCGTCACTAATGATGGTCGCTGGCGTGAATTATTACGGCTCAGCCCGGTAAAGATGATGGTCATTGATGACCGGGAGCACCGAGTACAAGTTGCTCGCCAGAATGAAAAAGAGTTTAGAGCGATCTTCATCGAATTCCTCGAGGGGGAACTACGTTCCTGTATGACACCTGAAATGATCGAGAAGCGCCGTTTGGCCGCAAAAAACCTACAGCCTGATGCATTAAGGGCACTCATCGCGCAAGAAGAGGCATTGTGGGCCACCCCTTAGTATGGCTAATCTGCGCTTTGTTCATTCACTTTCGAAATATCAGTAATCCTCGTGTTTATTGAGTTGTTAGCGTCTGCTACTCGCGCAAAACGGCCATATAAAATGGATGCATGAGAGGATTGGTTCGCAGTTAGAAGGAGACGTTTGGGTCTCTGGTGCTTGTGAACAGCCGGTCTTTGAACGGAGTGTTCGGTCATAATGTTGACGCCCTTGAAATGCGGTATGAATGACAGTATTGCCTGCTATTGAATACCTGGTGCTTTGAACACAAATGTGTATGGCTCGATCTGAGGGAAGAGGGCGGGGATTAAGTTATAACCCTGTGGGAGAGCCCGCTCCAGGCGCACCAACACAACAAGAAAAACGCATCGCGGTGCCTTCATCAAGGAGCGGCTCAGTAGTATACGTATTATGGTAGCTATACGCTTACTACTGAGCCGCTAAGTCACCACGTTCCTGAATGCTGTCAGTGACTTAAAGTGATTCGGCAAACCGTGGCTGGCTGACAATCACGGACTTTTCGGTGCTCGTATTTCCGCTTTGTTTCTTACGCAGCGCCAGCGTCTCGTAGTAATGCTGTGCGGTGACTGTTTCAACAAAATCGACATCGTTGCCCGCCAGCTCAAATACGGCTTTTTTTATGTCCTGGAGACTGACGCTGAAAAACTCCTTACGACGGTTCACGAGATTCGTTCGTCTGGCGTCAAAGGCCTGATGGAGTGCCGTCTCCAGGGCCGGTGCATCCTCGCTGTGGATCATGGCATGCACGTCGAACAGGAACGGAACGGAAGCGCTGCCGAGTTCATCCACGCGGTCCTTGGGGTCAAGGCGACGCGTCATGCCAATTTTGTAAACATTTTCACCAAATGAGCCCACATTCGAGATAATGTAGACATGGCCACGTTTGGTCTGCTGCGCCATGCTCAGGGCTTTCTGGCCCTTAAGTTCTGCTTCCGTTAATGCTTCCTGTAAGGTATCAATTTTCGTCTGATAGAGAGCCGCCTGTTCGGCTGTCATCTGCGCGAGTTTTGCGTCCATCTCCTTACGGGCTTTATCCAGTGCTTTTTGCGCCCGCAACTCTTCCGCTTCCGCCTCTCTGATGGCTCGCTCTATCTCCTGTTGCGCTTTACGTTCTTCGGCCATCTGAGAGCGGATTTCACGCTGCTCATCTTTCTCTGCCTGTTTTTTCATACGGTATGCATGTACGAGGTCGAGCTCTTTGAGCTTCAGGGTCAGATAATCGTGACTGATATGGACATCATTCACCTCATTCAGGGCGTTGATCTTATCAAACGCGGCCTGAATGCGATCGTGCATAACGGACCAGTTTCGGAACGTACAGTTAGCGATTGCTGCGTCACATTCGCCGTTGAAAGCCCGGGCGGTCAGATTAATGGCGCGGGTTGTCATTTTTTTTCCTTCAGCACGCGAGTTGTGAACCGTCCAGTCCGTGCCGCACCAGATTGCGCCGCTCCGGGTCTTGATCCGCAGCAGCGCCTTCTGTTCCGCCCGGTTAGCTTTTACGGCGTCTTTAAATGCTTCTGAGGTATCGAAATCAAAATGGGGTTCAAACATGCCCATCTCTGTAAACGCTTCCTCCTCGCGATACAGGGCAATCGCTTTTTCCAGCGCATCATAGATTCCTTTTTTCTCTGAATACGATGTGCGCAATGTGGCTATCTGTTCCTGCAGCGAGAGAGAGGTTGACTGCGCCTCACTCAGTAAGGCGGTGGCTTCCTCTTCCAGGGCGTTGGCCACCACCCGGGCATTTTCGGTTGTTGCCCGGGCCTGCTGCTCAGCCTCCTGCCTAAGTCGTGTGGCCTCGGCTTCAGCATCCGTAATTACCGCGTAACGCTGGAGTTGAGCCGCTTTGTCGGCGTCTGCGCGTTTCAGCATGCGCAATCTGGAGAGTAAAACGAAAACGGTAAAGACAGCCATTACGGCAACAATAGCCGCCGCGACGGACAGGTGGAGCATGTTCATGAATTATCGTCCCTGAAAAAGTGGGGCACGGGTATCAATCCCGTAGCTGGAAAAAAATTGCCCTGAAATAGTTACGGGTAATGCTACCAAAAAAGCGTCTTCCGAGAGGAGAAAATCTGATTGTTCGTGCATGTGCTCTCGCTTCTGTCTGCAGGACTGATGAGTGAAGGCTGCTTTATCAGATAACAGACAGGTGGGGGCGGCTGTTATATTTCTGGCAGCTGAACGGAGAGGATGAGGCTGTTAGCGCGCTTCAGAAGCATAGCGTTCCAGAACGCGTCGTGTTTTCCACCTGCCCTGACCCGGGAAACGGGGAGGCCCCCGCAGTTTGCCTGTTATGCCGCAGTGTCCCGCCAGATATCTTCATCCAAAGTTACTTTTTGTCGCTGTTTGCAAACCGTGAGCCAGCTTTTTCGATTAAACAGCCTCGCTCCTTTAGTGGCGCCGTTAATACGCCCCTCTAAATGCCTCCTGCAGCTTCCTTTGGCGTTTTTTGAAAACCCTGAACGGTTCAAAGAAGTACTGAGTTCAGACGTGGTCCCAACGACAGACGGGGTCGGCTCCATAATCCTGGATGAGGGATACGCATACTTCCACAGCCCTTTTCGCCGGGATGGAATTTCATTTACGGGCGGATCCATCTCCCGCATTAATCCTTTCCGCCGCGTTGCTGCCATTTTGTAGCGAGAGCCGAGGCCGATGGCTTTTGAGATGATGAAGACCCGGCTCCCAGGTTTTCGTATGCCCAATAACTGTGAGTTGAAGTCTCTGGCAAAACTAATCAACAAGTTGACTATTGAGGCCATTTGACCACGGATGAATGGCAAACCTAAAGGAAATTAACACTAAAACTCGCAAAGTGTATAAAAATAACATTAATAAAATTCTTTTTTATTAATGGGTTATAGTGGCTATGCTTGTTTTACGTTGCTTTGGCAATGCATCAGCAGAATGGGAAATGGTAAACTCTGTTCATTCCTCGACTAAGCGTTAAAGTGTCGATGAATGACGTCCTTAATATTACGTTAAGGCGAAAAAAAAGAACCTGAGGGCAATCAGATTCTTTTTCAACTTCGAGAACAACAACTCATGTTCCCGAAATTATGCACCGCTTGAAAATTGGTGACATAAAAGTCAAATCAGATATTACCCGTGGGGTAATTCCGCGTCAACCGATTGTACGGCGGTGTTCCTACGCCTTTTAGTAAAGGAGCACTTATGGCAGAAGTTTTTGGCGCTTTTCTAAAAGCACCAGTGGTTACACAGGTTTTGACTGTGATCTTTGCAACTGTGATGTTGGGGATAATCGTGTTACCCATGATTTTGTAGTAAATATGCGCCTGATGCGGCCGTAAGGCCGCATATCTGTTAAGAACAACTTCTTTAATCCATCCAGTTTTACCATAGCCACTTTCTCTTTGATCATATTCGGATATTCCTACCCTTAGTCACTCATACCAGTCACTCATATCATCGGGACATAAGCCTGCAGGGTTTCTTAAGATTTATTGGTGAATTATGTGCATGGGATAGAGAAAGAAAGTGGAAACCAGGCTATCCAAATATGGTTTGAATGCATGATGCCGACCATTGTCTCTTAGTCATGCGGATGGCATATCTGCTGAAACGTCCCACCAGAGAGAACCTCAAATTATTGTGGGAGGGGTTAGGAAAAGAGATGAGGCTGGTGCTCAGGCTCGTAATGTGCAAAGTGTTAAACCGATGAATTTTCGGCGTTGAAAACGTTTAACCCCTTCGTTCAGATTCCCGGCAGGCACAATCTCCTGTTGCATTAACCTGTGGGAGAGGGCGCTGCAACTGCCATGTTAACCCGTGATTCTAAGCGGTATAGTGTTGCTGTTCGATTTCGCGATGAGGGAGAAGTGGATGGACGATTTTCTGAAAGACTTTGGCAAAGTGGTAGAGGGCAGTTCGGGGGCCTTATCGTTTGGACTGATACAGTGCCTGGTCATGGCAGGGGCCGTCACCAGTCTGTCACAGAAAACCGGCGTACAGTACTGGTTTATGTTAGCGGCAGCCCTGGTTGCTACGGTGGGATTCTTCTTGTGCATTTTTAGCGTGGCCAGAGTCATTAAAGTCGTCGCGTCAACTAACAAGGTGAGACGTTTACAACTTTCCATTTTGTTATATCCGGCCGCTATTGGTGCCCTGCTGTCAGCGAAAGTAAGCCTTATCTCACTGTTGGGTAAATGATTCAGCGAATGCACTCAACTCGGTTAACCGAAGCATTGAGCATTGGCACTGAAAAATGCCACTTCGATTATCAGATCACCGTCTAAGAGTAGGTTCTGATTCACCGAAGCTCGTATCTGACAGCATTGTTGTTGGATAATATTGCTGGCAGTGATGGAAGATGATTGCTCAGGCCATCCATGAGATTTTGTCTTGCTGGCCATGACAGGATTACCATGGCGTCAATGTCATCGTGTGCCAGGAGAAAGCGTTTATGCATGATCGGACGCTGAAACGAGAAAAGCCACCCTGTAGGATGGCTTTTCCGGTACGAACTTAAACGCACGGGTCCGAAGAAATCCGCGCCTGGACAATGACAAAGTACCTATAGCTGACAAAAGCGTCAACCTTATGCAGCAAAGCGTCGGGGAGGGCGATATGCAACTGGAAGACTACATTTCATCCGAGCGTCTGAATATTTATACGGACATTCTCAGGTTAAAGCCTGAAGATATGCTCGGCGGATATAACTGAAATAAGGCTCTGTCAGCTGCGATGCAGCCGTTACTCTATTGCCTTGACGTCACGTTCCGAAATGCCATTGATTATGACATCTGTCACAATACGGAGCCGGAAGCGACAGGTTTATGGCGAACGGATGCTTCCTGGATCTATAACTTGCCTCGTTACATCGGAGACAACACGTACATCCGACAGGGCAAGCGGTTCATAATTGACAGGCGGGGAAACCCCCGGACATTTCCCGACGGCAGCCCGATGTATCATTTCACCGCTTGGGAAGAGACCTGTGTACGCAAGGTCTCGAAGCGTATTATCGATGCTGGTAAACCGTTGACCCCTGAGCGCGTGATCTCCGGCCTGGACTTTGGATTCTGGACAAATCTGCTTACGGCCGAATATGAAGAATCAAGGAAGCTCTCTCTGCTATGGCCACACCTGACCTCCGACGTCTTTCCCTCACGTCCTGCACACGTAAAGCGCCATCATATTGAGCAGAAGTTCAGTCGCATTCGTGATATGCGAAACCGTCTGGCTCATCACGAGGCGGTATGGAAGTTTCAGGAGCGTAACGCCCGGGGAGCCCCCGATTACAGTCGCCCCGTTTATGGGCTGAACGCGTCGCTGCATCTTCTGCGCCGGGCCTGGGAAGATATTCTTGAGACGCTTTACTGGAGCAGTCCTTTGCGACACGCCGCTTTTCTGTCCGAAGGTCATCATGTGCGATTTGAAATGCTGGCAACGTTAGAGGGTCTGAAGTGTTACACCGGACGAGAGCACGTCACGGGTAACTTAAATATCCGGCCCAGCCGTGAAGCCAGGAAATTAATTCGGTCATTGCGGCAAGGAAAAACGTTGAGGATCACTGACCGCGACCATCTGCTGGCTGTCATCGGCCCTGACTGGAGTCGTCTGGAAGAATAAATTGCACAAATCAGTGATGGCCTCCCGGAACAACGCAAAAGGCACGGTATCCAAACCAGAGAAGACTCGCGCCTGGCTTATGCTAACGGGCGGCTAGTCCGGGACAATCTGGCTCAGATTGCATAATATCCTGAACAACGGTTGTAAATCATTTGACTGTTTCTCAGGACGATGCGCTATGGCGATCTTTGATATCGAAAAAGATGGATTACTCGGACTTTCGGATACGCTTCTCGAAGAGTTAATTGCTCGCCTTGCTGAGGCCGACGTGGCGGCCTGCGGTCACAGCCCGGCGCGGGTGCGCTGGGCAGGATCGATCAATGCACCTGATGGGGGAGTGGATGTCCACGTGTAGCTGCCGGTCGAACAATTCAGCTCCGGATATATAGAACGACCGGATACCGTCTTCCAGGCCAAAAAGCATAAGATGCGAAGGGCAGATATTCTGCGAGAGATGGCACCTTCTGGCGTCCTTTCTTCCATGATATCCGTGCAGGCCGCAAAGGGGGGAAGCTATATCATTGTCAGTCTGGACGAGGACTGCTCCCCCTCCATGCTTGCCGAACGCGTCAGAGCGATGCAGGAGGCTGTCAGGCACGATCCCTGTCATGCAGATCTTCATCTGGCCTTCTATGATCGCGCTAAACTCGCGCAGTGGATACGTCAATATCCGTCGGTGATGCTCTGGGTGAACAGAATACTGGGGCGGGGATATTCCGGCTGGCAGCCCTATGGCGCATGGAGTTGCCCTCCTGAGGGGGCGGACGATACCCTGATTACCGCCTCCGGTATCACGATCTCACTTCCGTCGGAGCAAGCCCGCCCCCTGAGTATTCAGGATGCCATCGGGCCGATACGCCAGCTTATTCGGACCACCCGGAAAGCCGTGCGTATTACCGGTTTATCGGGCGTGGGTAAAACGAGGATCGTTCAGGCCTTGTTTGAGAGAACCATCGGTACTGATGCCCTGGACCGCACCCTGGCGGTGTATGCCGATACCGGTGACGATCCGAACCCTTCTGCCGCAGCCATGCTGGAACGCCTCATCGCTGACCAGCGCAGCGCAATAATGGTTCTCGATAACTGCCCGCCTGAACTTCATGCCTCCCTCGCGGCAAAAGTCACCTCTCACGGAAGCAGGATCAAACTTATCACCGTTGAGTATGATATTCGGGAAGACAAACCCCAGACCACCGAAGTGATCCACATCGAGGCGGTAGGGCCGGACGTTGCGGAAAAACTTCTGCTGCGCCGTTTCCCCGGTATCGGACAGTTGAACGCCCGTCGGATCGCGCAATTCGCTGACGGGAATGCCAGAGTCTCACTGGCTATCGCCGAGAGAGTGGAGGAGGGGGAGTCGCTGGCCGTTCTGTCTGATGCACAACTCTTCAACCGGCTTTTTGAACAGCGCCACGGGCCGGACGAGGGATTACGGGAGCAGGCCGAACTCCTTTCGCTGGTCTACTCATTTTCGAGTGACGTTTCTGAAGCCAGCGACAGTGAGCTGGGGATCCTAGGCTCGCTCGCGGGTTATTCACATCACCAGCTCTACCGGACGCTTAACAAGCTGACCTATCGCCACATTCTTCAGGCCAGGTCGCACTGGCGGGCCATCTTACCCCATGCTATTGCGAACAGGCTGGCCGCCTCCGCGCTGGACAGCTTTCCGGTCGCGTGTCTCAGGTCTGCCTTTGAAGCGCCGGGACGCGAGCGCCTGCTTATGTCCTTTGCTCACCGGCTGGGGCTTTTACACGATCATCCGGTGGCAAAGGCGATTTCTGCCGCGTGGCTTCAGTCGGAAGGGGTGTTGGGTAATCTGCTGGGCTTAGGGGATGAGCCGGTTCGTATGCTGGAGTACATTGCGCCGGTGGTGCCGGACGTTCTGCTTAACAGGATTGACGCGGTCCTCAGGATCTCAGACTTTAAAAGCCGGGAGAGACATTACGATCCGCGCTGGAGCACTATCCCCAATCTTTTGCAGGTTCTTGCGTGGGAGGCATCATACTTTGACCGTTGCGCCAGCCTTCTTCTGCACATCGCCGATAACGAAACGGATAAGTCTGGTCAGCGGAATGCACGGGAGATACTGACTCTGTTCTGTCAGCCCTACCTGTCGGGTACACACGCGTCTCTTGAACAGCGGATTACGCTTCTGGAAAAATGTCTCTCATCAGGTATGCCACAGCGTCGGGCGCTTGGACTGAGAATGCTTTCTGCCGGACTTAGCGGTTCGACGTGGACAGGCTCGGGGATCTGTGAATTTGGTGCCCGCCCGAGGGATTACGGGGCAGAACCAGACTATGAGGCGTTGATGACGTGGCGACATGCGTTCATTGCGATTGCCGTTCGCGCAGGAAACGACAGCGAGAGTCATCTTGCCAGCGGTGCACGGACTATTCTGGCAAATTCACTCAGCGGCCTGTGGAGCGACAAGAAGATGGGCTCCGTGCTGGTTGATGCCGCCCGTGCACTGCATGCCCGTCTTCCCTGGGGAGAGGGCTGGAAGGCGATTCGGACCCGACTGCACTTTCTGCGAAAGGATCCTCAGGTCTCGCACCTGCTGCTGGACACGCTTGATGCACTTGAAAAGGAGCTCAGGCCGAATGATTTGCTTTCTGCCATACGGCTTTATGTCCTGAGCAAAGGCCAGCACAACTGGGTGCTTGATGACGAATTTAACCGACATGGCCATGACCGATACGCTGAGGCAGAGCAGCGACTGACGGCCAGAGCAGAGCAACTGGGGCGTGAGTTTGCCGCATCAAGGCTTTGTCTTTCTGATCTTAGACCCAATCTGTTTTCTTCTGAGTGGATGCCTTACCGGCGCGCATTCGGGCAGGGGCTGGCTCAGGGCGCTGTGGATCCTCGCGAGCACTGGCATTTACTTTTAAGCGAGCTGGACCAGGACACTACTGAAAATAAGGATTTTTCGGTATTTCTGGGCTTTATCGACGGTGTGGATCGTATTAATGAACCCCTGGCCCATGAGTTTCTGGATCAGTGCGCAGTGCATCCATCACTGAGTCGGGTCCTGGTTAAAATTCATCCTCAGCGCGATTTTACCGAAACGGATTTGAATCGATGCATGTCGTTTCTGGATAAACCGGATATCCGCCCGTTTATGTTTGACACCTTTTTGTGGGATAAAAAATGCCAGCATCTGCCAGCCTCCCGGGTGCTCGAACTGGCCGAACGACTCCTGGCTCTGGAAAGCGGCGAGGCAGCGATTCTGAGTGGGCTTGGAATGAGACTTTTTGACATAAAGACGACAGAGGACATGCCCGGTCCCGAGCTTCTTCACATCGGTCTCAGGGCCGCCATACTGGTTTTACAGAAAGGGTCTGACACCATTGGCAGCCTCGTTGATGTCGATATGGAATCGGTCGTGGCGGCGGCACTGCAGTCAGACGATCACGACGGGCTCAAACATCAGTGGATGGATGCTGTCTTCGCTGCGATTGATAAACACTACGGCTATATGCATGATTATCGTAAAACAATACAGACAACCGTGGAACTTATCCCTGAAGCGTTTCTCTCCCGTCTCTTTGCCGGTTCTGAAGACCAAAGGGTTATGCGCTTGTTCTTTATGCGAGGAAGCCTTCGGGATACTCCGCTGCTTTCAGGCGTTGACATCGAAACCCTGATTAACTGGTGCTCCTGCAGTGACGATCCGGGCGTGTGGGCATCTGTACCGCAGGGGTTAGAACTCTGGGTAAGTGTTTCTGACTCAGGCGGGACGGTCTTACACAAAAATGCAGTCAAGTTCCTCGAGGCTGCACCTGACCCTTCCGTGGTCCTTGAATCCTTTGCTGACTTAACGAGCCCCACAAGCTGGAGTGGCAGCCTTGCAAACATATGGCAAGCACGTGCTGACGCTTTCGGTGAACTCATCCATCACCCGCGGGCTGACATTTCAGACGCTGCAAGAGACATCCATGAGCGCTTAATGCTTATGATTGAGCGTCAACGGGATCGGGAACAGCAGGAAGATCGTAAAGGTGAACAGCGATTTGAGTGAAGACATTTAATCGGCGTCCGCAGACCGGCACGGCGTATCACGCTTCAGAATCATGTGTTTTAAATAATGTGGTGTTTTCCATCAGTCCTAGTCCGGGTAAACGGCGAGGTAACCGCAGTTCGCCAGCAGTGCCTCGCCAGATATCCTGATTCAACGACCCTTTATGACGCTGGCGGTACACCAGAAGCCAGTTGTTGTCGCTCCCCGATGCCGATGATACATCACTTGTCTCTGCTGCAGCGTTGATTCGTGTCCGGAATACCTCCAGCGACTCTGTCGGGCGTTTCATGGCAAATTGTAAACGGTGTGAAGGATAGCGGAATTAAGATCCCGTACAACGGGCGGACGGGTTAGGTTCAATAAACCAGGGCAGGGTAGCGTGCATGACACCAGCATAATCTGTTGTGTGAGCTGTTTGGTTGCTGGCGAGGGAAGGGCAGAGCATTCTCGTGATGAATGTTTTGAAGGGTTGCGCGTGAGAATGGGCGTCCGTTTTGTGCCAATAGCGGACATTGATGGCACATGGTATGTTAGTTAAAAGGTGCAGGTCATGCCCTGTTTTCCGCCGTGGTACAATTGTTGCAAAAATCATTATAGCAACGAATAAAACCACCATGTTAAAAGAAGATCACAATCCGTTCATACTTGAATTTTAATAGCGCAGGTCATACATGGATATTCGTTCACGCAAGAAAAATTTTTTAGATTCGTTAGATTCAACTGAAGTGATACGCAAAGCAGTAAGTCTTGCTATAGATTGCATGATTGATAATGATAATAGTAGTGAGGATACCCCCTTAGTTATTACCAGCTATGATGACTTCTGTAGGAACCAGGTGCTGAAGTATGTACAGGAATTTTGTGAAGCTGCGTACCCTGATACGGATAAATATTACTTTATTCCTAACATGCTTCACATTAACGGTAGAACTAGTGAAGAAGCCTGTATTAATTTAATTAAACTCTTAAGAGTTACAAAAGGCATACTATTCTGGTCAGATGCCCCATCGTGGTTTGCTAGCCTCCCCGACGGGTTATTCCATGTTGTTAACATTGATCAAAAAACCGTCACTCGCGGCCTTAATAAGAAAAACTCTCAGCCGACGATCATCAATAAAGAGTACAGCGTAGACACACTACTATCAGAACTATTTTTGAATGGCGCGCACATGGAGCAATCCAACGCAAACAACGTTGTTGAGGCAGACATGAAGTTCTATGATGAATGCCATGCTGGTTTAATCAGACCAATACCCGCTCCAGTAGGCGAGTCATATGATGAAGAGATCAAAATTAATTCTCCATATTGGCAGAAGCTCGCGTGTGTAGCGTTACGCCGCTATCAGTCAAAAGAATGTCATGACGGAATGCAATGGGATACAACCAATAATGGCTGGATTGATGTTGTTGCGTATCCGTTCATCAAAGAAATACAATCACTTGATAATAGTGGTTATCGCCAATGTTTAGTTGGGCTAGTCACAATAAACATTTCAAACGCAAATTACCCGTACCTATCTACCGTTTGGATACATCCATTTTATCGCAGGGGAGGGTTATTAAGTAAGTTATGGCCAAAATTACAAGAGCGATACGGAAGTAACTTCGAAATTGAGCAACCTAATGAAAATATGAAAGCATTTTTGAAAAGTGTGAAACATGCAGGTTACTAATTTATGAATCAGCCAGTTGAGTTAGTGATGGTGTGAATGAGTGGAGTAACAGTTCAACGTGATCCTATGCAGATTTTTAACATGCCTTGGGTTGCTTCAAGTTTGAGAGATTCGGTAAATTGGCGGTTGGTGGGCTGACCGCATTTGCGGATGACAAGTCCTTCGGCACCTGAAACCTGGTAACGATTGATAGCCGTCACGCCTGACGTTCTGAGATTCCAGGCTGTGATGCCGCATCGCGACGGCGTAGATGACTGTTCCCCCTTGATGAATACACCGTGATGTTAGTAATGTTTTCATCAGCAACGTGAGGGCATGCCTATGAAGAAGCGTTTTTCCGATGGACAGATCATCAGTATTCTCCGTGAGGCTGAAGCCGGGGTTTCTGCCCGGGAAATCTGCCGTAAGCACGCCATTTCCGACGCTACCTTTTACACCTGACGTAAGAAGTATGGCGGTATGGAGGTGCCCGAGGTTAAGCGCCTGAAGTCGCCTGAGGAAGATAACGCCAGGCTCAAGAAGCTGCTTGCCGAAGCCATGTTGGATGAGAAGGCGTTTCAGCTGGCTCTGGGGCGAAAGTACTGACGACATGCCAGAAGCGGGAAGCCGTGGTGTTGATGTGTGATGTGACCGATCTGTCGCAACGTCGTGCCTGCTGGCTTACAGGTTTGTCCCTGTCGACCTGCCGTTATGATGCTCAGCGCCCAGCTGCTGATGCACATTTATCAGGGCGTATTATTGAGCATGCACCTGAACGCAGACGTTTTGGCTACCGCCGTATCTGGCAGTTACTGCGCCGTGAAGGCCTTCATGTTAATCACAAGCGCGTGTACCGCCTTTATCATCTGAGAGGGCTGGGCGTAAAACGCAGACGACGCCGTAAAGGGCTGGCGACCGAACGGTTTCCGCTTCTTCGCCTGGATGCGCCGAACCTGACCTGGTCGATGGATTTCGTCATGGACGCTCTGGCCAACGGTCGCAGAATCAAGAGCCTGACCTGCGTGGATGATTTCACGAAGGAGTGCCTGACGATTACCGCCGCATTTGGGATTTCAGGCGTGCAGGTCACGTGTTTTCTGGACAGTATCGCGCTGTTTCGTGGTTATCCTACTACGATAAGAACCGATCAGGGACCTGAGTTCACTTGCCGCGCACTCGAACAATGGGCCTTGAGCATGGTGTGGTCCTACGGCTTATACAGCCGGGCAAGCGGACTCAGAACGGATTTAATGAGAGTTTTGGACGATTCAGAGATGAGTGCCTGAACGAGCACTGGTTCAGCGATATTGTTCATGCCAGGAAAACGATTAATGACTGGCGACAGGATTATAACGAGTGCCGCCCTCATTCTTCGCAGAACTACCAGACTCCGGCTGAATTTGCAGCGGACTGGAGAAACGGGAAATATGGAGAAAAAACAACCGACATTACTGGCTGATGGTAGTATCAATCTTGGGGGCAGGTCAGCATTGATAAAGCTTGGCAATTTGAATAGTAAAGACTTCTTGTTTCAGTCTCGAATTGGAACTAACCGGCACAAATCAACTAGGCAATACAGCCGAAGTTTTCATGGGTGGGTAGAAAAGCTTGGTCTCGAAGCTTCGCTTTACAGCACATATTCCATTAGAAGAACGAAAGCTTACCTGATATACAAGAAAACCAAAAATCTCCGGGTATGCCAACTTCTGTTGGGCCATAAGAAATTGGAAAGCACAGTCCGTTATCTGGCCATTGAAGTCGATGATGCGTTAGAGATCTCTGAATCGATTGAAGTCTAAGGAAGGTTGGCAGGGTTGCAACAGCAACCCTGTGCCAATAGTTGTCTTTGCTAACTTTGGCCCATTTTCATCGATGGGCGCAGAGCAATCTATACGCTAATTGTTTTGCGCTTAAGTTCTGAGCCATAGTGCCGATAATAAAATTAAGTACTTTTGCCTTAAGGAAGCAAGGTTTGAAAGAATATTCAAAATACTCAAAAGCGTTAGGTATGGCTAAGTTCTATGTTTATGCATTTTATGACACTGAAGATGCAGATAAAAAGCCGTTTTATATAGGCAAAGGCAAGTCAGAACGCTGCCTTGATCATATAAAGTATAATGATGGCTCTCCGAAATCAGAACGAATTAATCATCTGTTAAAAACAGGAAATCTGGGTATCGACATACTACGCCATGGCATGGATGAGGCAACCGCGAAGCTTGTTGAAGCAACATGTATTGATCTCTTAGGTGTTGGAGAACTGACCAACAAAGTACGAGGAAGCAGCTCCCTTATGGGGCGAATTACTCTGGATGAGCTCAACCATCTCCTTCTTAAGCAAGAGACGGAAATCGCACCTGAACATGCCGGGCTCGCTTTTCTGCTAAACAGCACCTACAAGTCTGGCATGAGTGCTCTTGCATTATATGAAGCTACGCGTGGCGTCTGGGCAAAAGTACCAAAAGATGAAAACCTACAATTTGCATACGCCACCTACGGCGGTTTGGTGATGGAAGTTTATGAGATACAGTGCTGGTTAAAGGCAGGCTCTCAGCAGTACTTTACCCGGGAACTGGTTATCCCCCCTGAAACCAACCGTTCAGAGTTTGTTGGACGAATCGCATCACCAGAAATCAGAGAATTATACGTAGGCAAACTAATCAAAAAATCGCGTAGTCATGGCAGCCCTTTCGTAAAGGTCGGGCTGGCGCAATAAACTGACCTGTTTCTCGCTGATTCATACACCTCAATGCGAATCATGTTGTCGAGGCTACCAATGTCCGCTCCTCGCTCACAACGGACCTTTAGCCCAGCTAGGACGTCCCCTTCGTGCCAATAGCAGACATCAAGCCTATCATGATATTTTGTCTAGAAGGTAGTAGATTACACCATATTCATAAATAAGGATTTAGACTAATGAGACGAGAATATCCAGATTCATGGGATAAGTTTTGCAAAATTGAAAGAAATTATGGTGGCTTTACTCATTATAGATTCAGAGCCGGAATCACTATTGGCGATCTGAACCGATTCGCCGCCAGATATGCCTTGGCTGCGGACTTCGAGGGAGTTATGATAAAGAACTCTACTAAACAAACGAACCTCGGTTATGAAGCATTAATGAGGTCCTTACTTGTTTGGAGTGCAGTAGAGAGTTATTACTACGTATTACCAACAGGATCTGGTGGGAAATATAACTATTTAAGTTACACTTTTTCAGAAGAAAATGCTTTAACTACTACGCTTAAAAAAAATGGCTCTGACCTTTTAAGGTTTTATACATATATTTCTTCTAGTCCTAATGTTGAAGTCAAACACCGAACGAATGTTCAAGATTTTTTGAGTGGAAATAATTACAACCCTATCTATCTTTTATCTAGTATTCGCCATGCTTTTGGCCATGGTGAGTTAAGTGCCCATGTCGATGGGGTCAATCCTCAAACAATTAATAATATTTCAAAAATACTAAAGACATCTATTTTAGAGAAGATTAACGACCATTTCTCTTCATTGGTTCGAAGTCATCCAAACTATTCAGATGTATAATATTTAACAACAGCTCCAGTACTTACTAGCTTTAAACGGATCAGTGTCTTTCTGGATTCCATACAATCCAGAAAGACACTTCCACTTTGCTCAAATCTAACATCAAACCGCATCTAAGTCAGATGAGTGCTACAAGAAGATATATTAAATTATTTATATACTAAATTTCTTTTTGAAACCACATAAGTAAAAGACTCCATTAGGTTAATAATTTTTATACGTATAAAAATAATTTAGGCTATAAATCCTTTTGGCTGGTATTAATTCTCAAGATCTGTGTGATTTTTAATCACATAGCTTAATATTCTTTTTACTGCATATTCATCAAGTTTGGTATACAAACTACCAGAATCAGGGTCGGCCTTTAATTGCCAGTATTTATCGCCACATTCATCTTTTTCAAGGGTGTCGTATTTCAATTTAAAGAAAGAGTTAATATGTCCAGACTCTTTACCGTTGCATGTAATACACATGGATGAGGTATTTTTTGGAGAGACTTGTGGTTTGATGCTTAATGATATTTCCCCATGCGTAATCACTGGAAAAGAAACAATAACCCCCTCGCTCAGTATGGAGGGTTTAAATTCTATTTTTTCACTTTCATATTTAAATAGAAATGGTGAGCTTTTATTTAAGACAGCTTTGAATATTAGATTCAGTTGATTATACATCGCTACAATTTGATGTTTTCTGCCCTTGCTTTTCATTGCTTGTTCATTAATCATTAAATTATGTTTTTCAAAAATTTCACTATATCTACGATCCAATTCTTTATATTTGTTCATATTAGTATCCGTATCGTCAATTTTTTCAACAGCAATATTTATTCAGTAATCTTAACTGAGTGTTTAGTTTGCATTTTAACCATTAAATTGCACAGTGATTTTAACTTATAACTGTTATCGTCGTCGAGAGATTTTCTGGAATGGGATGTAATTATTTTGGTACCCGCTAAAGAAAATAACACAATGAAAAATATAGATTATCTTGCAAAAATCCAAATAAGCATTACTTCAATATAAATGCATTTCGTTAGTGGGGCTGCATCCATGCCATTTTTGATTTTAGTTTAACTTCCGCTTTTCGCTCAAAGCGGCCATATCAAATGAATATATGGCAGGATTGGTTAGCAGCAGGAAGAGGACGTTTGGGCATCTGGCCCACATGAACGGCGGGCCCCTGCTGAGCGCATTTGCCCAACTGTCGGGTTTAGCCCGACGGGCTGTTACAAAGCTTAAGAAGTCTAATGCAACAAGAGATTTCCCGTTCTCCGTTCAGTGAAACAGCGGCCAGCCTGCCTCTGGAACTGGTCAGGCGTGGCCTGATTGCTGAACGGGGGCGCTCGCCATGAAAATGAAGACGCACACGCACATGCTAGGGAAGCGCAGGTATGTAATGCTCACTCGCTGAATAACTGGAACCCAGCTTTACGCATGTGGTCGCTTGGGGTAATCAGTGATTGGTCTCTATGAAGCACTCGCCTATGGCCGTGCAACTCCACGCTGTTGCGCTAATGGCGGGCATCCATCATGCCTCAACGCCGTCTTACCTGATACGCATGCATCTTTCCCTGAACATCTGACCCATGAAATCCCCACCATCACGTAGCTTCTGCATTTCCTTGTTGAAATCGAATCCGCCCTCAGCAGGGGATGTCCGACGTTCGGCAGGAACCTTACTGGTCCGCATGGCCGTCACGATAAAATGCTGGAGAGTTACCTGCTTCATGACCTGAGCTTCGTCAGGTTGAAGATAGGGAAGCAAACCGAAGACCTGATGTTCGAGGTTTTTCTGTTCTTCTTTGATTTGATCGTCGGGCACGCGCTTTGTCGGTCGGCTGTCTTCATACATCAGTTCATACAGGGAGACGTTATTGGGATAGCCCCGATCGGCCCGAAATACAATCTCTGCAGCCAGTGAGGCACTTTCCTGAAGCTTGAGACAATGCAGCTCTGTTGCCCGGCGTCTGGCTTCCGCAAGCTGCGTATCTTCCACTTCCTGCTTTTTCACATTCAGCATAAAGAAAGCCGATAAGACATTTCCCATCCCGGTAGCAAAGGTGATCAGCAGGGTAACGATAATGCCCTGAAGCAGTCTTTTTCTGGAAAATTCCTCGTTCATACTGTCTCTTCCTTAGCCCCTCAGGCCTTACGACATGAGTAAAACCTATCCCGTCACACCCGAAGTTTGCGTTTTGTTAATAGCAGTGAAAGGCACCAGGGGCACATGCTAACGCACCAGCGAAGGTGATGCGCACTGCCAAATTTTGCGGCTGAATGTGATGGTTCATTACTACATATGATCTACGCATCGTTAAGTTAAGTCAGCGTTGCTATGACGGAGGGCAGTCCATACGCGCGGAGGGACTTTATCTGAAGCAGGTTATACAGGTGATACTGTGCATACATACAGATTCGCTTTATGATAGACTTATCTGTCAAGACTGAAGCGGGAAACAGGATACTGTCTGAATGAGTAAAACCAATAAATTAAAGATCATTGATCTGTTTTGTGGCGCTGGCGGCTTGTCCTGCGGCTTCATGAAAGGGAAGAATGGCGCTCATTTCGAAAGCGTTCTGGCTCTGGACAATGATAAGGCGGCCATCAGAACGTACAACGCCAACTTTGGCGAGCATGGCATCGTCGCCAACATAGAAGAGTGGATCACGGAAAATACCGTGCCTGAAGCGGACGTTGTTATCGGTGGGCCGCCGTGTCAGGGGTTCAGTTTACTCAATAAGAACCGGGAAGGGGACCATCGACGCGCGCTCTGGGAACCGTACATGGATATCATTGAGCGATCGGGCGCTTCTGTCTTTGTGATGGAAAATGTCCCGGGTCTGTTAACCAGTGATGAATTCCAGGACATCCGCGAACGTGCGGAGCGTATGGGGTTCTTGCTCCTCAACCCTTCTGTGCTGAATACGGCAGACTATGGTGCCCCCCAGACGCGTAAGCGTGCCATTGCGATCGGCATTAAAAAAGACCGTTTTATACGGGGGGGCATTCCTGCATTCCCGCCTGCGCCGTCGCACCAGCATCCCGATAAAGCCGGAGATCTGCCTGCCTGGCTGACGGTCAGAGAATTCATCGGTGATTTACCGGAGCCGGTTGGTACAGAAGTGCGCGATCTGCCTCCACCCTTAGATCTGCATTTTGGGCGAAACCCGACTGCACTGTCTCAGGAGCGTTATCGCGCTGTGCCGGTGGGTGGGAACCGTTTCGACTTACAAAAAAACAGACCCGACATTACGCCTGCCTGCTGGATCAAAAAAACGTCCGGTGGTACGGATTTGTTTGGCCGGCTGTGGTGGGAACGTCCTTCCGTAACGATCCGCACCGAGTTCTTCAAACCCGAAAAAGGGCGTTATCTGCATCCGGAAGCCCACCGTCCTATTACGCACCGGGAAGCGGCGCGCCTGATGAGTTTCCCGGATGATTTTGTTTTCCTGGGATCAAAAACCGAGATCGCACGTCAGATTGGTAATGCGGTTCCGCCCGTGTTTGCGCAAAAGATTGCGGCCTATGTGCTTACTTTAATGGAATATCAGATTCAACATGGCGAGAAGATCGAAGAAGAGCGAACCGGAAACGCTGCGTAAGCAGCTCCTGGCGTTAATTACCGATTTTGAACACAGGCTCGCGGATGACTCCCTGCGGGAACAGGTCCTCTCGCTCATCCCCGCCAATCATCTGCTGCGCGATCTCGGCAGCTCTCTGATGCATGAGGAGGGCTGTAATTCGGCACGCGACCGCATTCTGGCTTACCTCCTCAAATATCCTCGCGTCGTCATTCACGGTGATGAGCTGATGGTGGTGGCCGGGATAAGCGAGTATGCGCGGCGGATAAGAGAGCTCCGCGTCCAGTTTGGCTGGTCCGTCTTAAGTGGTACCACGCTGAAGGAAATGATTGAACAGGATGAGATGACACTGGAGGAACTCCAGGCCCGCACAATGACCGTCCTTAAAACGGATGTCTATGCGCTGATGACGACGGAGCAGGACAGGGAAGCCGCCCTGCGATGGAACGAGGCTAATGTTCTGCGGCGAAGTAAGCTTTCGACGAAAGACAAAATTCTCACTTATCTTCGTAAAAACGTTGGCCGTCCGGTAACGGGCGAAGAGTTACGTTATCTTGCAAACGACAGTAAGGAATGGGCTCGCCGTACACGTGAGCTGCGTACCGAAGAGGGCTGGCCGATTGCCACCAGGAAGTCAGGCCGACCGGAGCTTGAAGTGGGTGCCTATTTGCTTGAAGAAGATCGTCAGGCTGAGGTACATGACCGGAAAATCCCTGATCCGGTACGCGTAGCCGTCCTTGAGCGCGATCATCACGCCTGCCGGAACTGTGGCTGGTCGCACGCCCGTAAAACAGCAAATGACCCCAGAACGTTCCTTGAATTGCATCATATAGAGCATCATGCCGATGGCGGTGAAAATACGCTGGATAACTTAATTACGCTCTGTAATGTCTGCCATGATGACGTGCACCGCCGTAAAGTGTGGGGGGATGCGCTTTTACACCGGTTGAAGGGAGACTGAAATCCGCGGGTGATAGCGTAATTTATTACGGGCAGGCATTCATTTGCGTAGTTGTGGTAACGTGCTTGCGGGATGTTGCTGTTGAAACCCCAGGGGTTCCTGTAAGCAACCGCTCGCGACTGTAAGCAGTGCTCTGATTGCAGATTGTTCCTCGTTCCCTTATCTTCGCAATTCAGAGTAAACGAAAGACTGAGATGTGCAGGGTTACTACCCAGGCCATTCATTACATAAAGCTCCGGGGCTATTTAACATACTCGGTCGGTCAGTTCTTCGTATGTCCTTGCTTCTGTAACAAGACCAGGAGCATCGCACTGTGCCACCTGCTTATTGTCTTCATGGTCATGGCAAACATTAACGTCAAAAGGCCGAGAAAACATCACGACAGCTGATTCTCTCATAAGCGCCTCCTCTTTACCTTTGATGTAACGTTACGCTATTGGTCATCTGCCTGCAAATTGTACAGAAATTTTCGCAGCGGAACCTTACAGAATCAGGCCTGTGGAACTGATTTATATGATTTAACGAGGGATGTCGCGTCTTCGAGGAACGTGAGGGTCATAGCATGTTCTCCCATTAGATAACGCGAAATTTGCACACCAAAACAGGATACCAGCCTTGTATTAAGCATGTGGGTTCATATCTTTTAACCGACAATGTTTACAATTGTGACCTGTTCCCCGTTAATGTGTAAGTTCACAGAGATATTGCAATTACCTCCGGATAAGTAAGGGGAGATTGCACCATGCAGATGCAGCACCTGATGGTTGGCTATCCTAAGTACTACCAAACGGCCGATTATGCGTTGAGGCTTTCAGTGATGGCTGATATAGCGACAATGAGAATGAAGGCTCTGCACTTCTGGGATAAACACGGTATTTCTGCAGCTTCCGAGGCGTTTGACGTATCCTGTCGCACGCTTTACTGGTGGCGCCAGTTGCTGAACCGCGGCGGGCCTGAAGGGCTTATTCCGCACAGTAAAGCGCCTCTGGTGCGACGAAAAAAGCACTGGCACCCCGATGTGCTGAAAGAGATTCGACGCCTGCGGACAGAGCTGCCAAACCTCGGTAAAGAGCAGATTTTTGTTCGCCTGAAGCCCTGGTGCGAACAGCGCCATCTGGTCTGCCCGAGTGTTTCCACCATTGGCAGAATGATCGCTGCCGCACACGATAAAATGCGGATGATACCGGTGCGTCTGGGCTCGCGGGGGAAGGCTCTACTTGTCAAAAAACGCTCCGCCAAACCCCGCAGACCAAAGCACTACCGTCCAGTAAAGACCGGTGAGCTCATTGGGATGGACGCCATTGAGCTCAGGATGGGCGAACTGCGTCGCTATGTCATCACCATGATCGACGAACACAGTGATTACGCACTGGCGCTGGCTGTGCCATCGCTCAACAGTGATATCGTCAATCACTTCTTCAGCCGTGCAGCCCGGCTGTTCCCTGTCGGAATCAGCCAAATCATCACGGATAACGGGAAAGAGTTTCTGGGGAGCTTCGACAAAACGCAGCAGGAAGCCGCCATCAAACACCTGTGGACCTATCCCTACACACCAAAAATGAACGCTATCTGTGAACGTTTTAACCGGACGTTAAGAGAGCAGTTTATTGAATTTAATGAGATTTTGCTCTTTGAGGATCTGGCGTTGTTTAACCAGAAGCTGGCGGAATATCTGGTGCTTTATAACAGCAAAAGGCCCCATAAGGCGCTCGCACTAATGACGCCCGTGGAATATATTTTAAGAGAGAATAAAAATTGCAATATGTGGTGGACCCATACAAGCGCTTGCTCCTTTTACGGAGAGACGCTAACCTTTCACTTGCTACGGTAGATCGGTTAGGGCCTCGGGTTAACATAAAGTTGACTCGGGGCCTTTCCACATCCGGCCTTTGGTGAAACCTCCGACCGTCAGTCGAAGGCACCCGTCGCGCAGTTTAACAGAATCCACTGAATCGCCAATAAAAAACCGGCCAACAATGCCGGTTTTGTCTTTGCTGCAGCTGATGTTTTTCTTATATCGGTATTTCAAGTTGACCATCTCCCCGGTGCGATCGCGGGAATGCCGTCAGCGGGATAGGGGGTAAATTCCTCAGGCTGGCAGGATCGGGTGTGTTGTTGCTGATGATGTGGGTTACTTCCGCCATGGTAACGAAGGTAATACCGCAAAACAAATTATTGCACTGGTGATAGGCTCTCTGTGTGGTATCGCTGAGGGATTCACTGGAGCGCGTGCGGGTTGAGGCTTTACATTTTGGACAACGGAACATGGCGGTTTCTTTTCGTGCGGGCGAAATAGTATAACATTTCATCAGCGAAAGAGTGAAGTTACGGGTCCGTTGTGGCTGTCACCGTCCAGTCCGTTAACCTGACTTCCAGGTCAAGAGCTGTCCGGTAGCCCTGCTGCGTGATGGCGTGTACTGTGCGAACGATGGTCCAGTCATTCTCATCAATCACGCTTTTAAAGCCCTGCATCCGGGCGTGCAGCTCCGGGTAAAGCTCCGGCTGGCCTCTTGCCAGCGTCAGGTTAAACTCTGCGGCACCGCGTTTTAGCTGCTGCCATTTCGCGACGGCAGCGCGTCGCGCTCCCCGTTCTGTGGCGTAGGTGTAGCGCATGACATAAACGTTACCTTCCGCGCCGTCCAGGTAATGCCCCTCTTTGCTGCTGCTGCCTTTCCGGCGTCGCCCGGTGACGCGGGTCTTGCGCTTTTCACCAAACCCCAAATCCAGCCAGTACGCCTCAACGCCTGTGTAGGCATCGCGATCGGCAACCCGGAAAAAGTGGCTGTCTCCGCTCCTGCGCGTGATGGTGATGGAGGGTAATACCTTGCCGCCGGGTGTTCTCCCTGTGCCAGGGGTAAAAAACAGCAGATAACCGTTCTTGATGGTGGTCGCCGCGCCCAGCATATCCGCTATGCGGATTAAAAAGCTGATATCGGATTCTTTTGTCTGGTCGCCGTGGTCAAGCTCCAGTGAAGCCAGTTCGGTACTGATGGCGGGTATCAGTTTGTAGCGACCGGCGATCGCACGGACGACATAGCTCACCGTGCAGTTATGCCAGCTGTAGTCCCGCTTGACGTTGAAATCTGCCAGAAAGTCCGCGCTTCTGGCGCTGATGGTCAGGGTGTCCGGCGGGCCGTGGAGGGTGATTTCATCCACGATAAACGTACCCTTTTTCACCAGGGGCTTTCCCTTCCAGCCAATGGCGACATCTATTGGCGTTCCGCGCGTGGGGGGGGGCAGTGCGCCGTCTGTGTCTTCCAGCTCTACCTCTATCGTATCGGCGGTAAACCCTCTGTTTTCCGTCACCGTCAGCCTGATCAACCTGTCGTTGACGGGCATGATGGTCTTCCCCCCGATTTGTATATCAAACCCCGGCTGCGGGCTGAATGACGACAGGAAGTCGTCCATCTGTTTCGCGTTCTGTTTCATGTCATTCACAAAATCGGTCATTCAGTTGGTCCGGTTGCGGGTTCTGGAATGTGGGTATCTTTCCTGCGGGCGCGCGCGACTGCAATGATGGGGTTTTGTCGCGGCTCTGTGACAAATGGCAGAGCATGAAATCGCCCGGGTTAACAAGCAGTATATGGGCAGAACTTCAGGAGGCACGATGGCTACTTATCATCACGGCACGCGTGTTACCGAGACAACGGATCTCGGTGACGCGATTAACGATATTGACTCTTCCGTTATTGGGGTGGTCTGCACGGCAGACGACGCGGACGCAGACGCGTTTCCGCTGAACAGGCCGGTGCTCGTTACCCGTGTGCTGTCTATGCTGAACAAGGCTGGTACTACCGGCACGCTGAAAACAGTACTGACTGCCATTGGCAACCAGTGCAGCCCTAAGGTTGTGGTTGTTCGTGTGGCGGATGCAGCAAATCAGCAGCCTGCCCAAAGCGACGAAGACCCGCCGACACAGGATTCACTGGTGATTGGCGGGCAGGGCGACGACGGCCAGTTTACCGGGCTGTATGCACTGCTGACCGCAGAGGCTCGCGTTGATGTTAAACCCCGTATTATCGGTGCGCCGGGTCTGGATTCACTGAACGTGGCGACAGAGCTTGGGGTGATCGCGAAGAAGCTGCGTGCGTTTACCTATGTTGGTGCGCCTGGCTGCAACACCAAAGAAGATGCGAAGGCATATCGCCAAAAACTCTCCGGGCGTGAAACCATGGTTATCTGGCCGGACTGGGAAGCGTACGACAGTGCGACCGGCGAAACCGGTGTTGTTCCGGCACCTGCCGTTGCGTTGGGTCCGAGGGCGTTAATCGATCAACAGGTTGGCTGGCATAAATCGCTGTCTAACGTTGAAGTCAGTGGCGTTACGGGCATTACCCATGATGTGTACTACTCCCTCCAGGACACCGACAGCGATACGGACGATCTCAACCAGGCGTGTGTTACGACACTTATCAAGCGTAACGGGTTCCGGTTCTGGGGTGACCGCACCTGCGACGAAGAAACCTATATATTTGAGGTTTATACGCGTACTGCGCAGATTCTGGCGGACGAGGTGGCTGAGTCCCATGCAGGATATGTGGATGATCCCCTTACTCCTTCACTCTCTCATGACATTGTTGATGGTGTTGGCCGGAAACTCTCTTCGCTCACCACGAAAGGGCAGTTGCTGGGCGGTAAAGCGTGGCTTGAGGTTGCAGATAACGACAAGGAATCTGTGCGTGGCGGTAAGCTGACCGTCAAATATAACTACACGCCGGTGCAGCCGCTTGAAGATCTGGAGTTTATCCAGGACTTCACGGATGACTATTTCAGCGTACTTACAGCGCCTGCGGGCAATTAAGAGGTATAGCGGCAATGGCATTACCGGCAAAACTCAAAAATTTTAACATCTACGTTGATGGCGGCTCCATGGTTGGGGTTGCTCAGGAGATGACCCTGCCAAAACTGACGCAGAAACTGATCGCCTATCGCGGCGGCGGCATGATGGCGTCGGTCAACGTCGAGCTTGGTTTTGATGACGGCGCGCTGGATATGGATATGTCCGTCGGTGGTCTGGTGGTTAACCTGCTCAAAAAGATGGGAACCATGACGGCTGATGGGATGCAGCTTCGCTTTGTTGGGGCGTACCAGGACGACAGTACGGCGGTATACAAGACCTGTACTATCCAGACGCGTGGCCGGTTTACGGAGGTGGACTGGGGTACCGCGAAGGTTGGCGAGGACACTACTCACAAATACACCCTCAAAAACACCTACGTCAAAATTACCGTTGACGGTGAGGTTGTGCTGGAAGTTGACGCGCTCAACATGATCTGGGTGGTTGGTGGTGAAGACAAAATGGCTGCCCTGCGTAAAGCGATGGGTATGTAACGGAGAGCGTAAACAATGAGCAAAGTAGAGCAGAACTTAGCGGCAGAGAGTGCGGGTGTTGGCGAGCAGGGGGGGGCGGTGATTTCCTCCGGGGCTGCGGTTACCACCGATCGGGATGATTCCACGATTACCCTTGGGGTGCCGGTGAGGCGCGGTGAAGGGGTTATTACTTCTGTGCGCATTACGGACGCTGTGCGTCAGCCGCGGCCTGAAGCTGTACGACGTAATGCAAAGTGACGTGGACAGCCTGATTAAAATGATCCCGCGCGTGACCGAGCCTGCGCTTATGGAGCATGAAATCCTGACGATGGACAACCGGGATTTTGTTGCGCTGGCAACGGGGATTGTGAGTTTTTTAGTTCCGAACTAGGGATGACGGATGATGGCAACATGGAAGTGCCATTCGTTCGGATTGAGGATGTGATACACGATATCGCTTTTATTTTTCACTGGCCGCGCTCCAAACTGTGGGTGATGCCTCTCCGTGAGCTGCTTGATTCCTGGCGGGATGCGGTCAGGAGGTTTATGGCCGCCTATGCAGCAGACTCTTAGTATCAATGTGGCGTTCGGCGCCATCGACAAACTTACCCGGCCCCTGGATGCCGCAAGAGCGGCAAGTAAGGGGCTGGGTACATCCGTAAATGCCACCCGTCAGCAGATCCAGTCACTGGACAAGCAAACCCGTCAGTTCGAAAAATCCAGCCAGATCATCGCCAAAAAAACAACGGAGATGAACAAGCTTATCGCGAAGCGTGATGAACTCCGAAAGCAGGAGTTGGTCAGCGAGGAGCAGAAAGCGCAGATTGAAGAGTTTGGCAGAAAGATAGGCAAACTCAATCGCCAGATCAAAGCGGAAGATGCGGGGCTTCAGAAAACCAGGGATGGTTTTAAGCGCTTCGGCCTGGCAATGGAGGCGGGCGGAAGCGTAACCGGCAGGATCATCCAGAAAACCCGTGAATACATCGTTCAGCTGCGCCAGCAGGAGGCGCAGCTGCTGCGCGTCACGAAGGCGCAGAAGTCATACGACAAGGCCAAAAAACTCGCGCAGCGGATACGTAGCGGCGGTGCCAAAGCGGCGGCGCTGGGTGGGGTTGCATTATGGGGCGGGATGCGCCTCATGCAGCCGGGCATAGAGTTTGACCAGGCATTTTCCCGGACGCTTGCTAACGCACAGCTTCAGCGCAACAGTATCGAGGCGTAAGCGCTGCGTGAGCAGGCGATGCAGCTTGCGCGCACCACGCTTCAGGCAACGCAGGGGCAGTACGCCCTTATTTCCGGCGGCATGTCCTCACAGAATGCCCGCACGGCCTTGCCCTCTATTCTGAATATGGCGCTGGCTGCACATGCCGATCTCGGTGATGCGGCGAACGTTGGCTCTAATATCCTCGATCACTTCCAGTTGTAGGCTGACCAGGCAACCCGCGTAGCTGACGTGATGGTGGGTACCTTCACCCGCTCCAAAACCAGTCTGTCCTCCCTTAACGAAACCATGGAATACGTGGGTACCGTCGCCAGCAACGCAGGGATGAGTCTTGAGCAGACCGCCGCAGCGGCGGCGACGCTTGCCAAAAACGGGCTGACCGGCTCGATTGCCGGTACCGGGCTGAAGGACACCATCAAGGGGCTGTATGCTCCAGCGGCGGCAGGGAAGAAGGTGCTTGACGAGCTAAAGATAAAAACCATTACCGCGACCGGCGCAGTTCGCCCTCTGGCTGATGTTATGGGTGAGCTGTGGGATAAAACGCGGAAGTTTGACCAGGGTTCTCAGTTTGCGATTTTCAAGTAGCTGTCTGGTACTGAGGGGATAACGGCTGCTCAGGTACTGACTCGCTCGTCGGCAGAGGGGAACCTGCAGGCGTTTCAAAAATACCTTGGAACGGTCAAGGGGCTGGCCGCCAAAACCTCCAGGGAGATGACCGACAACTACGCAGGTGATATGCAGATGCTGCATTCTGCGTGGGATGGTCTGTGGACTAACATGGAGTCCGGCTCTGACTCCCCAATGAGAAAGATTGTTCAACGCATCACCATCATCATTCAGGCTGTCGCGGACTGGACGGCCAGTCATCCGGCTTTAACCTCTGCCATTATGGATGCGTCGCTTGCTGTCGGCGCTTTGGCTGTTGTATTGGGCACGCTGGCGACTGCGTTCGGTGCAGTCAGAGGGGTTGTTGCTGGCGGAAAATTTGCCTTGTCTCTCGCGGGTATTGGTGCTGCGGCAGATACCGCAGCGGGCGGGATTCCGGCGGCGGGTGAGGCTGCTGCGGAAGTTGCTGCGGCTGGCGGGGTTGCTGAAGTTGCTGTTGAAGGTCTGGCTGCGACGATAGGATTGCTGACCTGGCCGGTGGTTGCTTTGGTTGCTCTCTTTGCAGCGGCAGCCATTGCCATTATTCACTGGTGGGAGCCTGTCAGGGCGTTTTCAGTAGTTTATTTAAGGGAATTATGGATGAGGCAGCACCATTTATAGAGTCGCTCAAACGTGAATGGTCTGACTTTGGCGCTATTTTCTCCTGGTTATGGGGAAAGATAAAAAGTCTTCTTACTCCAGTGCATGAGACTGAGGCTGCGCTGGATAAATGCGGCAGTGCAGGGGAGCGCTTTGGCAGGGCGCTTGGCTGGGGAATCAATAAAGCTCTGACACCTCTCAGGATGCTGATTGATGGGCTGGATTGGGTGCTACGAAAAGCAGGCATTGTCCCTGATGTGGTGCAGTATGCTCAGGACCGTGCTGATGCACTACGTAGAAACCTACCCCCACCTAAGAAACCGATGGTGGCCGTGTGGGATCCTGCCACTAAAAAAATGACGTTAAAGCCATGGGACTGGAGTGCTGAATCGGACAAGCCCTCGCTTACGGCACCAGATAATCCGCTACCTAAACCACCATTAAAGGCGGAGTTCAGCACAGCGCTCTGGGACGGCGTGAGCAAGAACAGCAAGAGGAAAAAGAAGAAACGCGGAGAGGGTGGGTATCTCCCGGATGCTAATGTCGGTCACCCCGGTGCGATACTCTTTAAAACGTTGCCGCCCTGGCTTGCCCTGAAGAACGGCTTCAGCCAGCCGACGCTCTCACCCGGTCATGGTGGCATTCTGGCGCCACCCGGTCGCCCGCCATGCAGGAGAAGAAAAAACCGGATATCGGTACCAATGTGGCCGGTGATATCAATCTGCATATTCACATCGACGGGCCAGCATGGACCGGCACGCGCTGGTGAATGATATAGAACGACAGGTGATGGCGGCGCTTAACAAAATCAAGCGGCAGGATCTTGCCAGCCTGAAAGACAGGGATCAATCATAATGATGATACTGGGTGTATTTATCTTTGAACTGCAGACTGCCCCCTACCAGCAGCTGAGCAGGAAAAACACCTGGCGGCACAGCAAGGCTGACCGGGTGGGTGGTTCGACACGGTACCAGTATATAGGCCCGGGCGAAGAGAATATTACGCTGAATGGTGTGCTGTATCCTGAGATTACAGGCGGTGACGTGTCACTGCTGGCGCTGCGGGCGATGGGTTACAGCGGCAAGGCGTGGCCGCTGATTGAGGGCACGGGAATGCTCTTCGGGATGTACGTCATTACCGGGTTGAAGCAAACGCGAGAGGTGTTTTTCCGGGATGGAAAGGCGGCGCGGATTGAGTTCACGCTTTCTCTGAAAAAGGTGAGTGAATCCTTGCTGGAAGGCAGCGGCGATTACGCCGTCCGCAGTGGACAAATGCTGTCCGATATGACCGGAGGGCTGCTCTGATTGCCTGCGACTCTGGAGGGGGTTATAGTCAGTGCTGGACTTATCGCGCGAATGCGTTACCTGAAGTTGTGCCGGGAAAGTCAGTCTGAAACGTAGAGAACATATTAAGAAATTCTTAAGCATTATAAGTTTACACTCAGCCAGACCGCACTCATTTAACAAAAAGACTTTCATCGCTGCCATTAACCGGGATACGCGGCCTCAAATGGTCAAAAATCCCTTTGAGTTAAAAATTTTTGTGACAGCCGTTCCATAATATACATATCCCTGTAGTCATTCTGTCTCTGCCGTTGCCTGAATAAATTCAGACCACAGCTGGTTGTGCTATTTTTCAAAAGGTAAATATATGGAGCCGATTGGCCGCCTTTTCAACGCATTGCAATTCCAGCGTTATTGCAGTGAGAAAAAGAGAAGAAGAAAGCGCTGTTGCTGCGTAATTATTTCTCATGGCCTATCGATCGTCCTTGTCCCCTGGATTACGTGGGCATGAAATGGTTAAGTACAGCAACAGTCAGGCTACCTCTGAAACATTTGTTTTTTCGGAGATATGAGGGATTTCAGTGATTGGTTTAATTGGCGGATGCATATGGATATATAAGTAGTATCCATATGCAATAATAGTTTTTATTTAAACGAAAAAGAAATTAACCTAGAGGTGTGTATTATGAAGGATTTTAAACAATGGGACCCACACCATGATCAGACTTTTGATCTGGATGAACCTAAAACATTACACGGCTCAGGTAATGACTTTACTAAAGATGAAAATAAAAAGTTTACTTTAGATACTAATGAATATTTGGCCTTGCAAGGTCCGGTTACCACCTGGTGGAAGGGGGAGTTTCATCTGATTAAAGGTAGCTTTCAGGTAGGGACGAGTACTGAATTACTTAAGTCCATCGAATTTGTTGCAGAAAGAAAATATTCACAATCCACTGCGTCACTATTTAGATCCAGAGCTGATTTTAAATTATATACTCGCGCTATGTTCTTTGAACGTGATCAGCAAGATGATGTTCCGGGAATGACGCTAATGGATAATAGTACCAGTAGCTTTAATTGTCTTAGTGATGACGCTCCTGCTACAATGGGGGGGTTAACCTTGAATATGGAAGATAAAGCCCAAGCTGAATTTAATTGTAACTCGATAGAGTTAACGGGGCGCTATGGCGGCGGTAGAGTGGTTGTAATTAATGATGCCTGCTTGTCTGTGAATGTTAAAAATATTGTGACCGACCCGGGCTATAATTTCTGCTTTTCTTTAGGTGGCTATAAGAACGAAGACCATAACGGTGATGTCATTAGCAGCACTATAACAATCTCACCATTAAATGCAGGGGGTAATTTCCCGCTTTTATTTATAAACAATAGCCCTAAAATATCTTTTAATTTTGACAGTAATGTTTCAACAGTAAATAAAGGTCGGTTTGTGTTTAACGGGCTTACTGGTTTGAATCAAAGCGCTTTTATTGGTGGTGGCTATTTAACAATTGATGGCGTGCCGATTACCGCAGATCAAGTGAACAAGGCTTTTAACTTTCAGCCTATTATATCTAATGGAAAAGAAACAGGTATAACAGTTAAATTAAAATAAACTTTATTATCCACTCGTCTCTGGCGAATGAGTCTCTGTTGTTTTGGCGTTGTTTCACGAATGTGTCAACGCCCGTGTTTCACTAAATAGCTGCGCGTAATAGTAGGACGCACTACATTGCCATTTTCAATGGTGGCGTTTTCCCTGCCTGTTTCTGCTGTCACCGCATCTGTCGGGTTAACGCCATCGCCATTTTTCTCGCCCAAAGACGCTCCCGTTATGAGTATCTGTAACGTCTGTCTTCCTCCGTCTTCAGACACGGCGCAGCACCTGCGGGATGCTGGGGTTGTGCCAGATACAATGGCGGTGCTTTTGAACTTCCACTCTTCCCGAAGAGTCACTCCTCCTCAAAATGCACCGCCACCATTCACTCCGGCTTTCCCGGCCAGACGACAGCTGACTCCACTTGCGGCTCAGTTCTATACACCAGTACGCTGTACTTCTACCAGGCTTCCAGGTCTGCCTCATCTTCCGCTGTGGATGGAGAGGCGGTTGCACCATGCCGCACCTTACTATTTATTGCTCCAGGTCACAGTTCGGTAACAGCAAAGTAGCGGTGAAAACATGCCGTTATGACAGTGTTACAGCAGGCATGCTACGTATAATCAGCCTTTTCATGTAAAAGACGGCATTTCTTAACTTCGGGTGATTTTATGAGTAATTTCAATGCACTAGTGTTTAATAAATTAAGCGTAAATATCAATCCTGATAAACATGCAGGCTTAGCAGAGTTTTACCTCTGCGTGAAGAAAACATAAAAGACAAGTGAGGATAAACTTTCAGGGGGCGTTGATGGGTTGCTGTAAGTCCTGGTGAATACAACAGTGAAAGCCCGGGATTAATGACCCGGATGGAGATGCATATGCTGTGGAGTTAGCTCGCGGTCATAAAATTAGAACATAGATTTAAACGGTGTTTACTTAAAAAATTAAATAATAGAGGTGACATATGAATATTTACATCAATAAATCCTTGTTGATTTCATTAGTATCTGCAATGGCTCTCGTTACTTGTTCTGCTTTTGCAAAAGGCCAATATGCCGCCATGGGGGATTCTTTTTCTTCAGGCACTGGTACTCTCAATGATTACGGTGAAAATAATAATTGCTTACGTACGAATTTAGCTTACCCTGTGCTTTTGTCTGAAAAAATAAATGCCGAGCTAACGAATTTAACATGCAGCGGTGCGACAATTAAAGATTTGGAAGAGAAACAAATCTCGGAATTAAAAAACAACCCCAACATTAAGAATGTTAAGTTAGTGACACTAACAATAGGGGGTGATGATTTAAATTTCACGCCTGTTGTAACCACATGTGTAGTAGCGGAACTCTTTGATAACCCTTCGAAGTTATGTACTGACAAACTAAATTCAATGATTGAAACCGCCTCCGATGAAAAATTCAAAAACAGGCTTTCTACCGCTTATGAGAAAATATTAAAAATTGTTGACCCTTCAACCAAGGTATATGTTTTGAACTATCCACGACTTTTCACTTTGCCGAGAGCTCAGGGTTATGCCATAAGTGATGAATCACGATTACTCGCTAACAAAGTGGTAGATACATTAAGTGATACTATTGAGGGAGCTGTCAACCAACTGCATAATGAAAACTTAATCTTTGTCGATGTGCGTGATAAATTTGAAGGTAATGGGGTGACCGGAGATACAGGAAAAGATAAGGACTGGATTTACTTCCTTAACTCCAGCAACTTGAAAAACACACTTCACCCTAAAGCAGAGGGGCAAGAAAAAGGTTACTTAGTTGCCATAAGAGAGGCTCTTAAAAAAAATGGTGCGTAATGCGGTTCGTTATGAATATCCCCAGCGTCCGGGTTTACAAGTCTGTTTATCCGGGCACGGCGGGCATTTTCGGATGCTGCGCCACATCCCCGAACTAAAACATTGATTCGTTTACGGCGCACCTGTATATCCCTTCTTGTTGCGCCGCTCTTTTTATTCAGGCTTTTCCTGGTTAACCCTGTTCACCAGTACGCTGTACTTCTCCCAGGCTTCCAGGTCTGCCTTTTCCTGCTCCGTTGCCATACCGTACGTCACGGCGCGGGCCAGCAGGGCGATGATGCGCTCAGCTTCTGCCAGCAGGGTCTGTTTTTGCGTACCGTTTATGATGGCCGGGTCGATGAGGGGTCTGACCAGCACAGGTTTTCCGCTCTGGTCCGGCTCGATTTCATACCCGTTCTCCTGTCCGTCCATAAGCGAACGGTAATCCTCTGCGCTGATTTCAGCTGCATCAGCAGGCCAGCCGTTCAGGCTGTTCTCGTACTGCTCTTTCATTGACAGCAGATAAAAGCCCTGCGTGGTGGCGCTGTAAAAATACTGCTCGTCCATTACGTATCCTCACTTACCAAACGCGACCCAGAAGGCCGTTTTTTCCGGCTCGCCATTTGAACCATAAACGAATCCGGTGTTGTTATGCGACAGCGTCCTGATGTTACAATCTGAATCAGCCAGGTCATCGATATACATATTCAGCGTTAACAGTACCCCCATGCAGAAATTGGGGAACGCCTTCGGAAATTTCACGCTGGTCGAGTAATTCGTCCTGTTCACAACGCCCATCTGCATAATCAGCCCCGTTGAGCCGTCCTGCCACCATCTCCCACCGGCAACAAGCGCTGCGGTATTCACATGACCGTAGCGGCGTCAAAGTTGTTCCACTTACCCGGTATCAGCTCTCCGGGCGCGGTGAAGTTGCCGTTCACATCCCAGATGTACTGAATATCGCTGCTGCTGCTGCCCTTCATGTGCAGGTGCCAGGAAAGCTCCGTGCCGCTGACCATCGCCCCCATTGAGAAAGCCCAGGAGTTCTTACCCGTAATGGTTGCCTGCTGCTTAATGACCGGATGGAACTCACTGGTGCCGGAGGTAGCAAAGGCATTATAAAACGGCGCTCTGGTTTTGTACTGGTCAGCCCATCCGAACGAACCGCCATACCCCGCCGTGACTTCTTTTGCAGCGGTGATGGTGCTGCTGACCGACAGAGGGGTGCCGATAGTGATATCACCCGTGGCAAGGTCCACGTAAAATGGACGTAGGGCGTTGTAGTTGCCGTGGGGGTCATTTTAGTTGGTCAGCATCAGATACAGATGCATGCCGTCATTGCGCCAGAATGTGCCATAACCACCATAGGTGATGCGGAAGCCGTTGGCAGAGCCGCTGATAACCCCCCCCTGAACGTCACGCTTACGCCGCCATTCAGGACCATCTCATCCTCAGTGTCGGCATCTCCTGTCGCCAGACGGTAAACGCTGCCCTGAACCGTTTCGTGCCAGATGGTATCACCTGAGCCGCCCCGGAACTTGCGCAGGTAATTTTTCCCTCCCTTACTTCCCGCGCTAAATGCCGTCTGGTTATAGGTGGCCTGATACACGCTGTCCTGTTCAAGCGTGCCGGTTACCTCTCCGCCACTGGTAAGCAGGTAATCCTTCCAGGGTTCCCACGGGCCGTCCTTGCCGTTCCACTCACCTGAAAGCCCGCGTACAAACTTACGCCCGGTACCAAAGGTGGTGTATTCCTGCTGGCAGCCGTATGCGCTGGGGGTAACCTCCAGCGTGCCAGCCTCTGATACGGGGTAGTGGAATGCAGCGGTCGCCCCGGCATTGGCTGGCTGATAATGAATGCCCGCCGCGCTGTAGGCTCCCAGCGTATTGAGGTCAACGCTCAGGGCGGTACCGAAGTACGGCATGGCTCCTGTATCAGCGGCGGTCTGTTTGTAATTGGAGTTGTAGTAACGAGACCATGAGGCTGCTTTATCCGTTGTCCTGACCTGCCCGATATAGAACTCTGTCGAGCTGAACAACGCTACCCAGTACTGCCCGGCATAGATATTCAGCGCAAATGCTGAATACCGGGTATTTCCGGAGTCTGCAGGGACACCTTCCGTTGGTGTGGACGTTCCTTTCCCCAGCACGTTATAAATTCCTGTGCACGTGATGTCATAAATGCTGGTCAGTAATTCTGAGCTGCCGTTACCAATCCCAAAACCATAATCACCTACCTTCAGGAGATGGCCCAGGACTGTATCGAAAAAGGATGTCGTGATGTCAGCGTCCGCTGCGCTGCCGAGCTTTACGTTGTCGTGCTCGTCGGGTTTGTGGGTGTTGACCGTTTTGACGGCGGCATCTGCAACGGATTTAGCCGCTTTCACCGCCTTCGGGGGGGCGGCCTTTGTTTCGTCGTCACTGTCGGTTTCGCTGCTGAGCTGCACAAGCCCCCGGGCTTTTATGGTGGCGTCCGGGTGGTTACGGCTTTTTGCGTGAGCCTCTATCGAATCGTCAACATACTCCCGTGTCGCCAGCACAACGGCCGGATAAATCTTCAGCGTTACCGCGTCGTCGCTGGTAACGACTATGACCATGCGAATCACCTGTTCGCGGCTGGCACCTTCTTCAATCAGCGGTTTGTAGGAGGGCGGGCAGCTACCGACAGCAATCAGATCGCCCTCGGCGTCATACAGGCCCAGTTCCCTGATGTACCAGCCGCCGACGTTATCCGGAATGACCTGTTCGGCAATGATTTGGTTAGGGTTATTCGGATCGGTTTTCAGCGTGTTGAGGTTCGCACGCCGGCGTTCATGAATCAGGCTGGTTTGCCCCGGATCTGGTGTGGGTACCGTGCCGTTGGCATCACCCACGCCCATCAGAGTCATGCTGAGTGGTGTGTTAGTTGCCGTCGCGTTCGCGAGCTTTGCGGCACCGATCCTGGTAAGAAGCGTGTAGTACGGCGCGGTCATGGGAAAATCTCCATAGTATCCGTCACGTGCACCGCAGCGCGGGCGTATGCGGACATGCTGCTTTCGATGATGTCAGGAAAATAGGGGTACACGGTCACAATGTCGCCATCGTAAGCCGCTGCGGCGACGGGAATTTCACCGCGTGTTTCTATCGAGATGGTGAGTAAGGTCAGGTGACGGCTGCACGGCCTGGCGTCGTTGATAACACGCTCAAGTTCGGCGTACATCTCAACCGTTACGCCGTTGTCCAGTGCGGCGACTTCCATCTCAAAGGTGCCGGGGGGCTTATCGTTCTGCCACCACTCCGTTACGCTTATCAGATAGCCCATCGGCTCAACGGCGCGGCGCAGGGCACCAATGGTGCCCTTGTGTCGGTGCAGGAAAAATGAGTCTTTGATCGTTTTGCGTCTGGTTGCCTCATCCCATGATTCATCCCAGCGGTACACAGAGAAGGCCCACGCAAGGTACGGCAGCGAATCTGGCGGGCAGGTATCCGGATTCCAGAGAGTACGAACAGGAATATCCACATCAAAGAAGGTCGCCATGACCTGCGCAAGGTTGCGCTCGTAGAGGGTAGATGATGGTGGCTGCAGTGCCCGGGTATCATGCTCATTCAATGCCGGCACCCTCCGTGTTGGTGGCTGTGCGCACGGTAACGGATGTGCACCATGATGCCTGGGTGTCGCTTACAGGGATATCATCTGCCGGTGAGTTAAGGATGATATTGCTCACGCCTTCGCTGTTCAGTACCCCGATGATTTTCGCCCGGTAAATCGTGCGGCCGATACGGTACTGGCTGGCGGCGTAATCACTGGCGCGCTGTTGTGCTGCCTTCCTTATCACTTCGGTCTGTGGGCCGTCTTCCATCACAAGCACGGCGTCAATCAGGTAAGGTATTATCTCAGCGGACTGAACCGTTAAGCGGTCTGCTACCGGACGCACATTTTCGTCGTTCAGTGCTGCGCTAACGGTATCGAGCAGTGCGCTGTCGGCGATACCGTCACCGTTCTTGGACAAAACAGATACGGTCACGCAGGCGGGTGATGGGCTGATGGCTTTCGCGTCGGCAACCCTGCCGTCAGCGTTGCGCGCGAAGGCTTCATAGGTACCCGTCGGGCCGGCTACGCTGAGTGTCTCCATGGTGTTTTATACGCGCAGGCGCAGGGCGTTGTCTGACTCCATCACTGCAGGCGTGGGCGGCGTTGTGGTGTTGTCAGCCGGGGTGAGGATGTGGCGCTGAACATCGTAGTTGGCGGCCAGGCTGTCAAGGTCGGAAACTTGTGCGTAGGCCAGCATGGTCGACAGCGCCGCTTCGTTGATGCGCTGGCGCATAAGGTCTTCAATATAAGTTGAAAACTTCAGCAGCTTTTCGCCCGGATCTGACGGCAAGGTTAGCGTGCGGCGGATGGTGTCCTGCATTTCCGGCGGAAACAGGGTGATGAACGCCTCTCGCCGTGCGTCAAGCGTAGTATCAAAATCCAGTTGCTCCACAACGACCGGCTGGGGAAGTTGTGACAGGTCGATAGCACCACTCATGATTTTCCTCTGCTAAATGTGGTGGTGATGTTGAGCGGCTGACCGCTGAGGCTGTAGTCTTTAACAATAACCAGTGTCGCGCCTTTTTCTGTCCGGGTGGTGACGCCGGAGAGCGAGATACGTGGCTCCCATGCCGTGAGCGCCTCATAGGTTGCGGCAATTACCCGCAGACGCAGCGAGTCTGTCAGCGGGCCGTCTATTAGTGCGGGAATATCGCTGCCGTAATCCCGGCGCATAAGCCGCGAGCCTTTCGGCGTGCTCAGGATATCGGTCACGGACTGCTGAATATGCGCTTCGTCCGTTACCATGCCGCCGCTGTCGCGGTTGAGACCGGTGTAATGCGAGGTCATTTTGTCCCCCTGGTCCGGTCATCGCCGGATTTCACGCCGCCATGATCGTGATCGTCTGGCCTTACGTCGTTGAATGTCGCGGTGCCGGTGAAATTGCCGTGCATTTCACCCCCTTTGGTCGCGGGGAATGAGGCGGTGGTGAGTTTCTTTGTACATTTCACTTCTGGCGCATCGAGCGTGATTTTTTCGTCCGCTTTTATCGTCACTGCAGCACAGTTAAGCGTGACTTCACCTCATGCGCTGATGGTCAGTGACTTAATACCGCTGACGTGCAGACTGCTGTCGTCCGGGGAGTAAACAAACTCCGCGCCGTCCGGGTAAATAGCGTGGTAATCGCTACCACTGCCGGGGGGCGTCGTGAGCGTCGCAGTAGAGTTAGCCGGCGATAAATGCATTTCTGAGTTCGCCGTCCGGCGACAGGATAAAGGCCTGCTCTCCAACGGAAGGTGCAAGCCAGGTGCGTGTATCGCCTGCGCGATCTGCCGCCCAGCGGATCCAGGTGGTCGTGTTATCGCCGGTGTTGACGCGGGCAAGCTTACCGGGGCGGGGTCAGTCCATATTGCTCTTGAAGGTAATAATTCATTCTCCACTCAATTTGGTGAAGTGGTAACTCCATCTCTGTACATAGCCTGTCGTGAGGGAAAAAAGAATTATATAGACTGTGGTACTTACCCTGGGTTGGAAGAGAGCACGATGATTCATCGGAATGACAAGCAAAAGGGTAAAAATAAATTTTGGCCGATCTCCACGGATACAAATGCTGTGTTTAATCGCGGCAATGTGGTGAGTTTTATAAAAAACCTGAGCTCTGGAAGTGTGCTGTTTGCTCAAATAGTTCCATATAATGAGAATTCCGTAAGTTCAACATTTAGCCTTGACGGATTATCTGAGGCAATAAAGCCGCTACAGGAAACATGTGGTTGGCGGTAAGGGAATTGAAAAGCCCGCATGGATAACCGTGCGGGCTTTTGGACCTCGCTCATGCCTGTGGTGAATAGGGTGCCTTGCGATCACTACCTTAAACAACCGGATAGCGAGGGATTACTCCCCCGCTGCGGCTCCAGCGTTACTTCTTACAGTGTTGCTGACTTGCCGCAAACTCCGCTCCCTATAGCGTTAAGTGGAACTCCAACAGCGAACCGCGCAGGATCCCGATTATGAAGACCATCGCGGTACAGACCGTGACGGTGGTTAACGATTGTTGCGACATAGCGCTTGTTCCTTTTACGTAGAGGCGCTAACACTTTCTAGTGTCCTGGTAGAGCGCTCAGGGCCCCCAGGTTAACATAAAGTTGAATCGGGGCTTTTTCCACATCCGGCCTTTGGTGATATCTATGACTGTCATTCGCTAGCGGTTAAATTCGTTGTCGAATGATTCATCTGACATGCAAACGTAAGTAATTAAATCAACGAATGCAACCAGCATCGGGGCAAACGTCCAGCACAGCATTAAATACAGTAAGCCCGTTTCTGGTTGTCTGAGATAAAATTTGTGCCCCCCAAATCCACCCAGGAAGAATGTCAGCACAATGGCTGTTATCCTGCTTTTCTTTCCCTGCTGCATGTGTTGCTCCGTTCCACATTGAGGGCATGCCCGTGCGGTTGCGTGAACCTGTTTCCCGCAAATACGACAAAAAGCCATGTCAGCCATAAGCCGTCACTCCTGCAAAGTCAAATATCCGCCAGTCTGGCGGAAAAAAAAGATGCGCATCCTATTAACGACTAATGCTGAGAGTCAACAGATAACAAACCGGCCAGCTGTGCCTGTTTCGTCTGTGCAGTAGCTGACGTTTTTCTTATATCGGTATTTCCAGCTGTCCGTCTCCCCGGTGTGATGAGGGGAATGCCGTCGGGGGATAGGGGGTAAATTCCACAGGCTGGCAGGATCTGGCGTGTTGTTACTGATGATGTGGGTCACTTTCGCCATGGTAACAAAGGTTATGATGTAAATACTGATGATAGGCTCCTTGCGTGTTATAGCTGAGGGATCCGCTGGAGCGCGTGCGGCTCGAGGCGTGACATTTTGGACAACGGAACGTGGGGCTTCTCCTCTTTCTCTGGTGAAATGATATAATATCTCACCAGAGAAAGAGTGAAGTTAAGGGACCGTCGTGTCTGTCACCGACCAGTCCCTTAACCTGACTTCCAGATCAAGGGCTGTTCGGAAACCTTGCTGCGTAAAGGCGTGTTCTGTGCGAACGATGGTCCAGTCATTCTCATCAATGCTATCAAAGAGAGCCCAAGTTTGTGGATTCTCAACACTTGAAGTAACCTCACCAATAAACCCTACCACCCTCACACCGGGAATATATGTAGATAACTTACAGGCAGGGGTATCTTGAAAGATTTTTGTTCCTTCACTCGCCAGTCTGTCTTTTAATTTAGAAAGGTGGAGATAAAAGGAAATTAAACATTTTCAATTATAATGAAGTTCTAATTGATGAACGAGAGATGAGTCTTCTGTAAAAATATCATAATCGGCCTATACCAAAATACATTATTAATGGAGGGGTTAAATTTGGGGCTGTATTATCAACACATTATTAATTACATTACCCTCATCCAACTCAATAACGCTGCCGTCCAATGCATTTAAAAAATCTCCGTTGATAATCCATTTACATACATCTATTTTATTGAGCGAGGGGTCGACAAGTTCAACAGAATATTTAACCACACTTGAAATTCCACCTTTTAAAATAAAATGACCACTTCGACACAAATCTACAACACCAGTATTTAAGTTAATTAACTTGATAGCACTATCAGTTGGCTTTGTTGAAAATATAATAAGAATGTCAGTAGACTCAAAAAAACGCCAAATATCATGCTCTTTATTTTTTATGAATTTCTCAGGTTTTCCCTTTTGTCTGTTATATCCTAGAGCACCAATGATATATTTGGATTTAACTCCCGTAATGAAAGCAACTTCTGCTTCATCTCTCATTAAATCTATTTCCACGCCTCCAGGAGCATTAGTTAAATATACGTAACCCATATTTAAATTATAATCGTAGGCATACAACACACCGGTACGTGACCAATAGCTAAAACTGCTTAATGCGCCTTCTTCTGAACTTTGGCGCATGTTGAATTTACCACTGACTGGAGCAATAGCCGTTAGGCCTGTAGAGAAAACTTCACGGGGTGCACGATCAATTTCATCACCATGGAAGAGTATATTTGAGTCGTTACGCCATTTAAAGCTATCTGAATTGAAACCAGGATTATCACTAAAAATTTTTCTGGGGTCTGAATCAAGTAACGGTGTCGACTCAAACCATGTTTCAAAATAGTATTGTTTTTTTATTTCATTTTGCTCATCTTCACTCAGATCTAGCAACCAGCGAGGTTCTCTTTGCTGGCCAGTTACGGGATCTATACCAGGTATCCCTAATAAAGATGGCACAAACGGCGGAGTACCCGGACCACTTTGGTTCGCTTGCGTGCCGTCAACATAAACGACACGTATCGTTAAAAACTTGTCGTAATTTTCCTTCGATATCGGAACTTGAGAGATCTCTTTGGATAAAATAGATATAATCTTAGCATTCTGGCAATCGATATCACATGAACACAAATACAGAGATTGAATATCATCCAATATAAGATGTAAATTATACCAGACAAGAAATAATGTCTCTCCACTTATAGCAAATCTTAAGTTCCTTACACCTTTATATATCATACGCACCTCAGAATTTTATTTTCATTAATATTAAACGAATCGCTTCTACCCTATGTTTAGATTGAATTATCAACCTCTATAAACTCAAGCTTTTCGGTTGCTATGAACACAAACTATTATTTCAACATTAAAAGTAGTGAGTTTTCTTTTATAGATGCTATCATTCACCAATAATTAGTCGCTATCATGTTGTACTTTTCCACACCGAGTTTTTATCAATATCATATTGCATGGTTATTATCAGAGCATAATGTACAAACAACATAGCAATAACATCCTGTAAGGTGATTGATATTATTTGTTTTAATGTTTACTATTGGTCTGCATTCCCGACCGCCCATTGTCAGTCCTCTCTAGATTATCTGCATGGGGATAACCGTTCCGCTGTCATGTATGTCACTTTACCTTTCACATGGATTACGTGTACGAAACACTTGAAGACGGTGAAAATGAGAAGAGCGCAGACATGGGTTTCAACATATCCACCCCTCGACATACCGAACGCAGCCTGCCGTTCACCAGACAGTTTATCCGCACCACTTACGTTTCCTGAACCAGTTCTACAATATCTACCGCACCCTCCTGACCCAAAAAATTGCTAAACAAATTTATCAGAACGGGTTGGCTGACATATCTGTGACATCACTCACATAACACTTAATAATAAGCCATCTATGCCTGTTCGATTTCCCAAAGATACCTTTATAGATCCGCCATTTCTCAGTGGGATAACAATTGCTATTGACAGTGCGAAGACACACCACAGCATCCCCGCTACGTAGTTGGATATCCTGAATCGACAGCTGCGGCGCAACCAAAATGCGGTTGTTCTCCAAAAAAAGCCAAGTAGATAATTTATTTAACTAGAAGTACCTAGCACCATAAGGAAAGGGGACTTAGAATCTATCCCAGAAGGTAGTGTAAGAATGTAGTAATTGATAATTTCTGAATGTGAAAATATGACAGGCAGCAAATGGCGGATCAGCAATGAACTGTGGGAAAAAATGGCACCGCTTATCCCGGAGCACAAAACCAGCCATCCGCTCGGTACGAGCCGGAAACGCGTTGATAACCGTGCTGCAATGGATGGCATATTCTTCGTCCTCAGAACCGGCTGCCAGTGGAACGCCCCGAACACCACCGGGATATGTTCATCGAGTTCTGCACACCGGCGTTCCAGGAGTGGCGCACCGCAGGTGTTATTGAGCGTTTCCGGCAGAACGGTTTGCTGGCCTGTGAACACCTGGACGGCATTGACTGGTCCTGGTTGTCGATGGAGGGCTGTATGACTTAATCTCCGCTGTCGGGAAAAAAAACAGGCCGCAATCCCACGGACATCGGGAAACAAGATGTAAAGCGCAGCCTGGTTACAGACGCCAACGGGCTTCCTCTGTCGCTGGTTGTCGCAGCAGCAAACACGCACGATATCAATCAGTGATCGTCACGGGTTTTTCGGGTGGGAAAGGGTTCTTTATTTGGCGTTTGATCGTCCGTTAGATCGCGCCTGTTCCGCTTTATCGCCATGGCTGTTCGGTGCTCACTGCGTTGCGCTCCGCCTCAGCCCTGGCGATAAACCATTGCAAATAAAAAATGCGCAGAGGGGGCGTCTGTCAGGCATGGTGTATGCCCTATTGGTGTCAGATCATTCAGCCTAAACTATCCCGATAACCCCGGGGTGTGCATAAAAACAGCAGCCAGATGGCTGATTGACAATAAGGCTAATGGCCTATTCTTTAAAGGGTTCAATAACCCAGCGGAATTTTCGATTGTCAATACCAGCGTGCACCAAGTCCTCTCTGAATGAGAGTTCAAACTTATGTGCCGAATGTTTAATAGACTCCATGGGTGTTTCATGATCTTTTGCAATTGCTAAGTCCAGCAGAATGACAGGATCTGTTATGTTAAAAGACCCGTCACTGTAGCCAGCATCAGAAAGAAAAAGTTCAATGGGTTCCAGGCCGATAGTGGCGGGCACTGAGTTTTCATCAACAGGCTCATCGGCAGGCTGTAAATAATACTCCGTATCATCAAGAACAACCCAGAAATAGGCAGCAATGCCTTCATTTATACTGTCGTAAATAGCATGCCAGCCATAGGGCTCAGGCGAATGACGAAGCTTATTACCGTCTGCCGTCAGGTACTTCCTGGTATAAACATTTCGGATGGATACAAACTTACCTAGTTCGTTCATTTTTAGTGTTACCTTATATGGACGCGGTGAGCCTTTATCCATGTGTGTAGTAACGGGATTTATAGTGCGTCAATCTTTTAAATTGGTTGTGCGCCTTGGGACTGGTAACTGTGATGCACGGCACGAAAAATAGCGGGAAATGATTACTTACAGCCAGTTAAACGTTGCATGTACGTGTGGGCTTTTCTGCACTTCTCCTCTGAGCCTGGTGTGATCACGGGGCTTCGTCTCCATCTCGTGTGCATGCTGAGATGAATGAGGGGAGAGCGCTTTTTTAACTGGTCTGCTGACATTGTGCCGTAATTTTGGGGGGAATATCAGATGGGGAAACCTCGTAAGCAAACTTCAGTTCTGCATCGGAAGGCCTCATATCTGTCGTGTCAATATTTAGCGTAAGAGGGAAACTGACGTTCAAAGCAGGCTGGTTGTCGGGTGTAAAAGCTTTATAGGTGGCCCCGATCGGAAAGTGAGTCAGTTGGTAGTTGAGGGAGGTGGTACCCGGAGCTGAAAGGAAGTCACAGCGGTACTGGTGCCCCTTGATGAGCTTGCCGGGTGAGAAATGGAAATGGGTCGGGACGGCGCTTCTGGCGGGCGCGGTGCATTGTCTGCTGGCTCCCATTTTCACGTATTCTGAGTGCCCGCACTGGTGAGGGGGCGTTGCCATACCATTAAAAGCGAGCCCTGCGCCAGCAATCATCAGCCCTGCGCAAACAAACGTTGATGCATATTTCATATATCCTCCCTAGATTAGTAAAGAAATTAAAATATAGATGAAAATCTGACTTGCCGCCTGTCTGTTTAAACCTGCATCCGGAATTATGCCCGGGCAGGCGGCAGATCTTTTTGAAATTAACGCTTAATGCTTACAGAGGAAACAGATCCCTCGCGTTTTGTTTCGTGATCCTGGCGCTGTCTTCCCGTTGTCTATCCTCTGTTGAGATGGGCGCGCTGCCGGGCCTTATGGCTGAGCGTCCGGTGCGGTGCCCTGGCAGGCCTTTGCTGTATGATAATCTTCACCCGGAACGATGCTGCGCATTTACTGACGTATCTTGTTTGTGGTAACGGTCTCATCGTACAGTTCCGCGATCAGGCCTGGCCGTCGCGCGTCCTGGCGCATGAGCGCCATGCCAGCAAGCATGGCTGCCCGGCAGGCGTTGCCGCGTGATTTGACAGGGAGGGTATGAAGCATTTCGACGTCGACCCTGTCAGCGCGGGAGTGATCAGACTTGAGATAGAAGCTTATGTTGTGGTTCGGCGTGCTCATTATGGCGTACCCATCTGATAGAGGCCGGTCACCAGATCACTTTGTGGGGTCGTGATGCGAAATACGCGCTACTGCGGCATGCCTGTAGACACACATGCGGCATCAAGAATGATATCGGCACCGCCGCCGATCACCATGGCATGCGAGTAGCCGGAAAACCGCTCGATAGTTCGCTGCACGCGGCTACCAAGTTGTGACTCTTTCTCTCTCAGGGTTGCCAGGACGGTATGCTGCCGGAATGGTACCATCGACCGTGCAGGCCTCCGTCACCAGTACCTGTCCGTGTACGTTGTGCACCACGAGGTTCCAGACCGTATTGTTGTCGTCACGTACGTAGCCGTTGATAATTTCGGTACCGGCCTGCCCGACCAGCAGGATATCCACCTCTGAGCGTATCGCCTTCCCGCGGTAGATACCGTTAATCTTTACGTTGCCGGACAGCGCATCATCCTGTGCCGTCGCCAGTGAGAAGCTGTTAGGGAGGTAAAGGCCATAACTACAAGGACCAGCCTCATAATAAATGCTGACGTGAGAAGATTTTGACTGCAACTGCTTGCAAAGGCGCTCAATATCTGTGCTGTAGGGCAATTTTTACAGGCAACTCAACAGGGTGTGAGTTAGTGACATAGGCCATATTGATTGATTTTTTATGTGCATCTAACCCGACGAACAATATGCTAATGTTGTCCATGCTGACCTCCCTAGTGGAAGTGTTAAAGTGTAGCGATAGCCCACCTGTGCGGCACTGACCACGGTGCTAATCCGCGTAAAATATTCCTCATTGATCTGCCTCTCTCTCCCGCTAAGTCATACTGTTTTACCTCCGTGCTGATGTCTGCTGTGCTGAAAAATCCTGTTTCATCCGTTCTCAGTAAGCTAATTGCTATTTGACTTCAGGGCCATGGCAGACACCCCCGCTTGGGGATAACCTTTTTCTGTGGCGCTTATACTCGGATGCGAGATTTACCATGTTATTTCGTACCGAATTTGTCATTTCGCCTCACTGAATTAGCCGTCAGTACGGCAGTATTTAAGCAACGAAGCACCCACAAATTGCGACGAGGGCGGAATGGTCATGATAGTAGACATCAGCGTAAAAGTGAGCGTGGCAGGAGTGAATTTAAGTGCAGGCACAGTGTTCAGGGGAGAACGGGGTGTGCCGGACGAGATGAAAAAAGACGGCAGCAACGTGGTGTGGTGGTAAAGCACGAAAGCGGTGAAATCGACCAGGAGAATAAATGTATCACCACAGATAAAGAACGCCAAAAATTGTGCACCATGTCCCAGGACCATACATTCGCTGGGTATGGTGCCGGCGGATGTGCATGACGGCCGTTCTCCACTAAGGCGCCTGTATAGAGCAGGGAATATTATATAAGCATAAGCCTGCCCCTAAGAGATTTCTCCTGTGGTATTCTTCTGTAGCCTGCACCCGTGCCTGAAAGCACTGGCAGGCTTATAACAAATAGATCAATAACTCCGGGAGAAATGCCGCAATGGCAAGACGTAAGTATCTGACACAAAACGAAGTGGAAAAACTGCTGGAGGTCGCGAAACTGTCGCGGAATCCGGAGCGGGACTACTGCTTTATATACATGAGTTTTATCCATGGATTCAGGGTGAGTGAGGCCCGCTACATGAGGCTGTCAGATATCGATTTAAAGCAAGGGAGCCTGTATGTCCACCGCCTGAAGCATGGGTTCAGTACCAGCCACCCGTTGCTGAGGGAGGAAATCCGTGTTATCAGCGCCTGGCTAAAGGTGAGAAGCAAAATGGACGGAGCGGAAAGTGACTGGTTATTCCTGGCCCGCCATGGCGGGCCATTGAGCCGTCAGCGCATTTATAATCTGTTGCAACAACTCGGTGAAAAGGCGGGACTTTCGTTATGCTCGCATCCGCACATGCTGAGGCATGCCTGCGGATTCGCGCTGGCGGACCGCGGAGTGGATACGCGACTGATTCAGGACTATCTTGGGCATCGAAATATCAGGCACACCGTACGTTATACCGCCAGTAACGCAGAAAGATTCGAGGGAGTGTGGCGGTTAAAAAGTAAGCGCGGAAGGGTTCATTTAGGACCAAACTGTTAA